CCATTGGCGAGGCGGGAAACGTCCGCTGCACATTCGATGTGATGGCCCGCACTGTAGATGCCCACCTCACGAAGGACTTTGGGGCGGGACATTTCGGCAACTACACGCACGACTTCGATTGCCTCGTAAGCGTCACAAGCTCGTTCACAGCCCATGCGGACTTGTGGGGCGTGAGCAACGCAGCGGGAAGCTTTGCGGACCGGGCGACGGGCCAAACAGTCTACTGGTATTACAGCGGCACGGGATCGATCCAATACCTGAATCTGCGGGAGATGAGCACTGGTGCGAGCGACGCCTACGTCGCCACGCTCAGCACGCCCTACTACTGCACAGCGGTTCGCGCAGGCACCGCCGGCTCGTGTGAGATTTACGACGCGCCGGGACGCCTGATTGGCGACTTACTCGACACGCTGACGGCGGTCGTTGCGAACACTACGTACCGCTATCACATCGCCTTGGCAAGCCGCGAGGCCAGCGGCCCCCCGTCCATCACCGGCTACGTCGAGAACCACGACCTCCACGAGGCGGCGGGCTTCGTGCCCTACCCGCGTCCGATCAACCCCGACATGACCGGAGGAATCTCACAATGAGGCGCAAACTCCTCAGCGGCCTTGCCATTCTCCTGATCGGTTGCTCTGCGGCGCACGCGAGGAGCGTCAAGGCCGGCTCGACGAGCGTCACTAACTACTTCTGCATGCGGCTCGCCGCGACGGGCGTGATTGCCACTGGCCTGACGGCAACCGACTTCGACCTCTACTACACCCGCTCGGGGGCGGCCATCTCTGCGAAGGTGGACGCGACGCTCAACGGCAACGGCGTTGCCGGTGCCTGGTCCGAGAGCACGGTGATCGAGGTGGGGCAAGGCATCTACCGTGTGGACTTCGTTGACGCGGCATTCGCGGTTGGGGTTCCGGAGGTCATCCTGACGGTCAACTGCGCGACGGCGTTCAGCGAGAACCTGCGCGTCGAGCTTTCGCCGCCGGCGGACGTGGTGGCCGTTTCGGGCGACACGACGGCGGCCGACAACGCGGAGCTGGCCTTCGACGGCACGGGCTACGGCTTCACGAACTGCACGATGCCCACGGTGAGCGACGCGACGCTCGGCAACCACGCGCACGGCGGGGCAGCGGCGACGCTGAATCTCAGTGGCGGTCTGACGCTCGGCGCGACCACCATCACGAACGCGGCGGGCGTGGGCCTCGTGGTCAGCGGCAGCACGGATGGCGCGACCATCACTGGCCTCGCAGGACGCGGTGTGACCATTACAGGCACAGGCGGGACGAACGACGCGTTGCTCCTGACCGCCCCGGGCAACGGACTCTATGCAATCTCCACGGGCACACGATCCGGAATCTACGCGCAAGGAGGTACGACCTTTGCGGGTATCACTGCCGTCGGCGGCACCACCGGCCACGGCATCTACGGGGTCGGCGGCGGAACCTCGGGCACGGGGATTCGCGGTGTCGCCTCCACAATCGGGGACGGGATCGAGGGAGTGGGCGCGGGCGGCGGGTACGACATTCATGGCGACATCGAGGGCAACCTTAGCGGCTCCGTTGGGAGTCTGACGGTCTGGGACAAGACGGGGTACAGCCTCTCGGGAACGGGTGCCGATCTCATCCTCAAGACCTCGACGTTCGCGCTGGCCCTCTCCGACGCCTTCTGCGACGAACTCCTGGCCGGCCACACGACCGCGAACAGCTTGGGCAAACTCGTCACCGACATGCTCGAACTTCTCCAAGCTGGGAGATAGGCCAATGTCCAACGAGTTGAACTGCACGTACCCGAGCGGGAACACGGTCTATGCGATCGTCCGGCGGGTGTCTGACAGCGCGGTATGGGACACCGTGGCCGGCGACTGGGCCGTGTGGGCAGACGGCAGTATCGCCAACTACGACGTCCCGCTCACCGATCGGTCCGGGGACGTGTACTCTGCTGACTTCCCCTCGGGACTCGTGGGGCGGGTCAACGTGCGGGTCAATTTCTACAAGCAGGCGGCGGGAGCGCCCGCCGTCACCGATCTTGTAATCGGGGCGCCGTCGCGCGCCTGGTTCTGGGTGGGGGCACTGGTCCCAGGTGCCACGGGTGGGAGCCGGACCCTGGCCGAGTTGATCGTCAACGTCCGCCGGCTGATCCGTGAGGCCACGGAGAAAGAGCACACGGACGGCGATATCACCTACGCCCTCGACAACGCCCTGGCGGAAGTGTGGGAACTCGTGGCACGGATTCCACACGCGAGCTACTGCACAGTCGTATCGGATGCGATCAACCTCGTGGCCGAGACGGACGAGTACAACATCCCGGCCAACATGATCCACATCCAGACGGTTCAAGTGCTGGAGTCCACCGGCTCGACCCACTGGCAGGACATTGACCCTGCCGGCCCGCGGCAGATGGAGGACGGGCGATCGCCCTACACCTACACGCTCCTCAAGTCCACCGTCCTGCTGCGCCCGATCCCCATCGCAGCGGTCACGGGCGGGCTGCGCTTCATCGGCACGGAGAGTGCTGGGACCTTCGACGCCGACGATGCGACGAGCGGCCTCCCTCCGGTGCTGGACCAGGTGCTCGAGCAGTTCGCCGCGGCCCTCCTGTTGCTCACCGAGGGCAACGCGATGGCGGGCGCGTTCGAGACGCGCGGGCGCACCATGCTCGACCGGCTGCTGACCGTTCTCGCCCGCCGCCACGAAGGGCCGCGCTCGATGGCATACGAAAGGGAGTAGTGCCCTGTGGCTACATCGAAACGGCTCAAGGGCTTTCTCGGGCTGAACACGCGGGACCATCCCGCGTCCTGGCCGTGGTGGACCAAGGCGCAGAACGTCATGGCCGCCTCGGGCTACCCCGACGCCCAGGCGATTCTGCGCCCCGGCACTTCCCGCCTGTTCTCGACGCCCCTGACCGATCCCGAATGCCACGGCCTGTTCTCTTGGATCTCTGAAGCCGATGGGCTGCTCAAGCTGATGTTCATGGGGGAGGAGGATATTTTCTGGTCGGGCGACTGGACGGCGGCCCTCACGGTTGACAACTGCGGAGCGGCGGACTGGACATGGGCGGCGACGGACCTGTTCAACGCGATCGCCACCCAGGCCATGGTCTACCTCGTCAACGGGTCGATCGCGGGCTACGGCACCAACTGGCGCTTCGATGGCACGAACATTCACCCGATGGGCCTCAAGGCTCCAACCGTGGCGCCTGGCCTTGCGGTGGGTGCTGGCGGGGCGCTGACTGGCACCTACGCCTACGTCTACACCTACTACGATCCCACGCTGGAGAGGGAGAGCGACCCGAGCCCTGCGGCGTCCATCGATCTGACCGCCGATGTCTGCAACATCACGACCACGGCCACAACGGACGCATCCGCAACGAAGGTTCGCCTCTACCGGACCGTGGCAAACGGGTCCAAGTACTTCTTCGTCAAGCAGTACGATCCCACGGACACGACCGACGAGTTGGCCGACAATCTCCTCGGCTACGAGGTCGGGGACGCCGGGACCAACAAGGACACCATCGGCTTCGTCGCCAAGTGCATCGCGCTGATGAGCGACGGTCGAGTGGTCATCGCAAACGACGTGACGAATGCCAGGCCGCGCCGCCTGGCCGCGAGTTACGACAACAGCCACCCCGAGAGTTTCCCGCTGTCGAGTTACCTGAACGCTGGCGAGGAGAACGGCTACGAGATTGTCGCCCTGGTTCCTTTGGGGGATGAGTTGTGCGTGATCTGCGAAGAGTCGCTTTGGATGCTCAACACGACCTGCACGTCCTGCACCCGGCGGGTGCCGGACGTGGGTGGTGTGGGCCCCTGGTGCGGCTGCTCCTCGCCCTGGGGGGTGTTCTTCATCAGCCACGATGGGGTGTACCTGTTCGACGGCGCGACGACGCGACGAGTCTCGGACGTGATCCGCGACACCTGGGACTCCGTGGTCAAGTGGGCGCTCCATGGTGCGAGCATCGTGTACGACGGGGAAACCGACCACGTTCTCGTCTCGGTCATGAGGGACGCGAAGCTGACGGAGAATGACACGATCCTCGCGCTCGACTGCAAGACGATCCTGTGGCCGGACTGCCGATGGTCGATCTGGACGGTCGCCGCTGACAAGCTCGAGTCGGTGAAGGCCTACGACGGGGTGGCCAAGTACGTCGTGTTCTCCCACAACGGGACGGGCATCTTGAGGACCTTCAGCCGCGAGGTCTACGCGGACCAGGGGGTGGCCATCCCCGTGCTCATGCAGTCCGGTCCTGAGGAGCTCGACCAGCCGACGCTCAAGAAGCTCTACCGCCGCGCCCATGTGGAGATTCAGCCGGTGGCTGGCGGAACCCTCACCGTGGGCTTGGCTACGGATGCTGGTGCGGTGGACGACGTGACGGTGGCCTGCTCCATGACGAAGGCCAACCATCGCGTGTCCTTCGGGGTGCGGGGCCGTGCGGGTCAACTCTCACTGGCAGCGGACATGCTCGGGTACAAGTTCCGATTCATCGAGGCGGTCCTGGAGGGGGACGTGCTCGAGAGGAGGGCGGACTGAGCGATGGCGGAACTTCCTTGCCTGAAACTCAACAGGGACGCGATCCTTGATTCCGTGCGCGGTGCGACCAAGGCGGCCGTGAACCTCACAGGGTTCGGGATCATGCCGGGGAGCGCAGACAAGCCGGGAGCGGCAGGCCAGATCGCTCAGAACGGGGCGCTGGTGGCGCAGAACCTTGTGCAACTCGCGCTCAACGTGGGCAAGGCGGTCGAGCAGGCGGCCGAGGCGATCAACCTGGTTGGGGACATCCTTGGCGCTCCACCTGACGAGCTGGCTGGCGTCTCCCCCATCGCGTACGACGACGAGGCAGGGGAAATCTCCCACGAGGCGGTAGCGGCCGCCGACGTCACGGAGATCGGCTTCACGGACAAGGTGCTGGCGCGGGTGGGGCTCACGGCCAAGGGCCACCTGCGGACGCCCGTCGAGGCCGACTTCGACGAACTGCCTCCGCCCACGCCCCCCCACTACCACCTTGCCACGGCGACGGAGGACTACGATTCCTACACGGATGAGGATGCGCCGACTGTCAAGGCCACGATTGACGGGGTCGAGGGCGAGCAGACAGTTATCCTGCTATTCCGCGGCACGTACGCCAGCAGCATCGAGTATCCCAACATCCGGCAGAGCCAGAAGTTTCATGCCTTCCAGGATAGCGCGGGTACTTGGTACTCGCGGGACTGCAACGACGCCCCGGTGAATGGGCCTGGCAACGTCGTGTTCTGCGATCTCAACACGGAACCGCCGCCGGGGTGGGAACGAATCACGAGCGTTCTACCGGAAGGCGAGGACCCCGAGAACGCCTACGATCCACGCGGCTACCTCCTCGGCATTCTGCAAGACGGCAACGTGGCGTGGCACAAGGACGGCGCGCTCAAGCACAAGCATGTGATACCTGGATCGGGCGATTGGGTCTGCCAGGATAATCCGGTGGTCCAAGTGGTGAGCTATAACCAGTACACCGACGAGACGAGCGGCAGGGATGATTGGCCCCTGCACATCGAGTTGCCGCTGATCAGGAGGGTGAAGTGATGCGGCTAGCGGGAGTGCGAGAAGCTGAAGCAGGGCGTGAACTTGACGCTCTCAATAGCGCGGTCGCCGAGTTTCACAATCGGCCTGTTGGCGATGAAGCGCACCGTCGTCAGGGTCAGGGGCTTCACGTCCTTGGCGAAGGCTTGCAGTTTGGCCTCTCGAAACGCACCGCTCGATCCGAAATCGCAGACGCAGTACACGTCCACTTCCCCGGAATTCCTGTGGATGAACGTCAAGGTGACGACGATGGCGGGGTCTTGCGAGTTCCCGACCCTGCAAAGCGTCATCTTCGCGTCCTTGATCTCATAGAGGGGGGCGCAAAGCAACTTCGTCATTGGGATGAGAAGGCGGCCCTGGTCATCCTTGACCACTTCGCCTCCGAACGCGGAGGCGGCCAGCAGCAACAACAGCAAGGTCTTCATGGCGTGGCTCCTTTCGCAAGGAGAGTATACGCCCGTTTCGAGCTTTTGTCAAGAACTGCCGCAGCATGCTAGGAGTTACGGATGGCACTCTATAACCCCTGGGGCACACAGAGTCCTTTGGGCACGGCTGCATCTGCCCGGCTCAGCGGCGGGGGGGGCAGCTTGCCTGCGATGAGCTCTCTCCAGCCCCGCGATGCCCTCTCCTCGTTGCAGTTCGGCTCGGACGAACAGGCCCGCGGGAAGCGTGAGCAGAGCTACGAACAGGCGCTCGGAATCATGGGCGGCCTGGCCGGGTTCGGTGGTGGAGGCGCTGGCGGGGCGGGTACGGCCGGCGGACTCGGCGGGGGGATACAGGGCATCTTGACGCCAGGCCTTCTCACGGCGGCCCGGGAGTCGATCCAGCGCAACCTGAACCCAGAGACCATCCAGAGCCAGTTCAGCCCGGACGTCGCAAACCTGATCGGCGGCCAGGCTAAAGAGACAGCGGCGGCGCAGTACGGGGAGCAGGAGCGGAAGTTGCGGGAAGCTCTGGCCAACAAGAGCATCGGCCAGGGCGAGTTCATGACCCTCATGAGCGAGCTCCAGCGGAACCGCGTCGGGGCCGAGCAGGAGGCCTACAGGACGCCCCGCATCGAGCAGGCGAAGTACGGCGGGGAGTTCGCCCTCAAGGCTCGGGAAAGCGAGCAACAGAGTCAGCAGCTCGCGCTCGCGGCGCTGCAATCCATCTGGGGCCAGATGTTCGGCGCGCAGCAGGGCTACGCAACCATGCTGGCGAACGCGCCGTACCAGGGCACGGATTACAGTCAGCTCGGGAACATGGCTTACGGTGGGTTCACTGATCCGGGCCTCCTCGCCGCCGTTCAGGCGATGGGCGGTGCGGGCGTCAACCGATTCTGAAAAGGAGTCCTCCATGCCCCTCACATCGGGCAAGTCGAGGCGTGTGATCGAGGGCAACGTCCACGAGATGCTCCACAGCTCAACGTTCGCCGCTGGCAAGTCGCACAGGAAGCGGGTCGAGATGGCCGTCGCGGCCGCGGTGGACAAGGCAGGGATCCCGAAGCGTGGCAAGCGCAGCCGCCGCAGACTCCGCAAGCGGGCCAGGGAGGCCAAGGCCCGGAAGGACGCGGGGAGTGTCCGGCACCTGGCGGCGCTCGGGCTGGCGAAAGGAGCGCGGTAGGATGGGCAAGAGTTACGCATCGTCCAGAGACCCGTTCGGTGGCCGCGTGCGCGACGAGACGGCCGAGGAACGAAACGAACGCCTGCGGGCCGAGGCTCGACGAGGAGCGCCGGAGCGCCGGAGCGCGTTCCCCATGCGCGAGGTCCCGGACCTTGAGGGGGTCTACGCGGGCCTGGAGCAGGCCGCGGCCCAGCGGGTAGCGCGCGCCCGGGCTGACTGGGGCAAGGGGGTGAGCGGTAGGTTTGCCCCGAGGGAGCGATCGTCGCTCTGGCCGTCGACCATGATGCGCGGCGCCAAGAAGGGCTCGCGTCGGGCCCGCCTGCTCGGCATGTCGCCCGCAGAGGCAATGCTGCGAGCGGAGGGAATCCGGAACCCACGGAAGCGGAAGGGACTCACGTCGGCCCTGGAGTTCGCCGCGAGGGCCGGGACTCAGGAACGGGCGGAGAGCCGGGCAGAACGCCAGGTGGGCGTCCAGGAGGCGGCGGAGCAACGGTTGGCTCGCGGCCAGAGGGCGGACATCCAACTCGCCAAGAGAGGCGCCGGGCGCGAGGACAGGCGCCTCAGCATGGACGAGAAGATTCACGACGCCGACATGCGCCAGCGCAAGATCACGATGGAGCAAGGGGAGCAACTGTTCCCTTCAATCCTTGCCCGCCAGAAGGCAGAGGTGGAGAAGTTCCAGCTCGAGCTCGGGGAGCAAAAGGATCTCGTCGGCGCCCGGAAGACCCTGGACGCGGCGACGGCGCGCGCGGGACAGACCTTCGCGCAGGTCAGCAGCGGCTATCTGGACCACAACGGGAAGTACAGCACGATCATCGCGGAGCGGGATCACATCGTCAACTTGGCCCTGAAGCTCGGGGACAAGGACAGGGCGGCGAGCATCACGCAGATGGCGGACATGCAGCTCAACCAACTGCGAGGGCCCGAGGTACAGAAGGCCGCGCAGTACCTCGATGGCCTCGTGGTCCCGAGTTTCGAGGGCAAGGAAGACGCCGATAAGGCAGCGCGCTGGTACCTGACGAATCTGCGAGACCCGGCGGTACGGGAGGAAGCCGAGAAAGCCCTGTACGGCTCGGTCTACACGCGGACGCAGAACATGGAGGTGGCAAGCCGGGTGCTGCACAGCATGGGAGTCAGTTACGACCGCATTCTGATGATCAAGAAAGCACACCTGGACATGATGAACGACCAGGCCGCATACACGGGGAAGCTCGCCGATGCTGCGGCGAACCTCATGGCGGGCGGGCTGGAAGGCGCGGCCCAGCAGGTGGCCGGTGGAATCGGCGGGCAGGGCGGGCCGATGCCCGGGCCACAGGGTGGGCCTCCCCCGGTGCCGGGGTTCAATACGCCCGCGGCCGCGGCATCGAACGCGCCGGGTGCAGCGGAGGCTGCTCGTCTGAGACTGAGAACTATCGAAGCAGAAAGGGTTAAGAGGTTGAAGGAATCAAACAACGTGGAAGATCAATGGCGAGTGAGCAGGATGGGCCAGTAGGAGTTCCACAATGACCGGCGCACGAGATCCACGCCGCATCGAGTTCGATCGGGCGCTTGGGAGCTTGGCGCCCGAGGAAAGGGAGCGCTACAAGCAATACTTCCTTTCGCTCCCGGAAGAGATGCGAGACGCCGAGCACGACCGGACCTATGGGATCCCCTTCTACCCGCGCCCGATGGAGCGCACGGACGTCAAGCCCCTGACTGGCATGCGCGCTGCGGGGGAGGCCGTGGGGCAGGCGGCAGAGGGCTTGCCCCTCGTCGGGACCATTGCAAGGGCCACGCAGGGACTCGCCCCGTGGACGCCGCCCAACGAGGGGATGCAGACCATCGGGGGCGGCCCTGAGCTTCCGGTGTGGGCCAAGGGCCTCCGATTGGCCGCCAGCATCACGGGCAGCCTGGCAGAACTCAAGGGCGTGGGGATGGTCGGCAGGCTGGCCGGCTTGGGCCGTGCGGCAACGCCGGCGGCCTTTGCCCTGAGCGGCGCTGCGGGCGCGCGCGGCGATACGGTTGGAGAATGGGGGGGCCAGGCGGCAATCGGCGCGGGCACGGGACTTGCGACCGCGGCGCTCTTGCCCTGGGCAGGTCGCGGCCGGGAGGCGGCGCGGGCCGCGGGCAAGACGATCACTCCATGGACCGGCCTCGGCAGTGCCATGTGGCGGCATCCCGTGGCGATGGGCGGGATGGGCATGCTCGGTGAGACGGCCCAGCGCTGGCACAAGGGTCAGCCACTCGGAGAGGCTGCGGTTGAATCGCTCAAGGGGCTCCCGCGTGAAGCGGCGATGGGTGCGCTGTGGGCTGCCATCGGCCACGTCGGGCAGGTCCGGGGTGAACGAACCAAGGTCGCCCAGTTCATCAAGGAGGCTGCGGCCCGGAGCGGCGGGAAAGTCAAGCCTCTCGCCGAGGGCATGGAGCCAATCCAGTACCAGGGCGGCACAGCTCAACAGCAGGGGAACATCCTGCACGCCTACCGGCAGATCGCAAAGGCATATCCCGCGCTGCCGAAGAACGCGCAGGTGAACGTGGTAGAAGGACTTGTGGAGCGAGCGAGAGCCTGGGCGACGACGCGGCCGACGCGCGCGAAGGGTGGCGGCTTGGGGATCACGATCGAGGTGGACGCCCGCCTGGGCGATCAGCGTCCGGCGAAGATCCTCGAGGTCATGGGTGATGAGATGCGGCACTTCCGGAAGCTCATGCTGGCTGAGTCCCACCTGGGAGCCGGGCAGCAGCGGGAGGCGGCCCGTGAGGGTAAGCTGTGGCGTGAACGGGGCCAGGAGAAGCTGACGCCTGAGGCATGGGCCAAGGAGAAGGGGGCGCTGGAGCAGGCGACCATTGAGCGCATGAAGGCCCAGGGCATCGAGCCTCCCCGGGAAAGCACGCATCCCGAGCACGTCAAGATGGTCGAGCGGAACAAGGCGCTCGCGGAGAATCTTGTCTCGGCCCGGGCCAAGATCGCCGAGTGGGAGCGGAACGCCAAACTGTCGAAAGAGGCAGACGTGGCCCTGCGCGGGACGCGGAAGGGCCGGGCAGTCGAGGAGGTCCAGGGCAGGCAAGCCCGCGCGGAGCAGGGACGGGAGGCGAACCTGCGCCGGGCGGCAGAGCTTCGCGTAGCACAGCCGACACCTCCCGATGCCGAAGTGGCCTCCCTCATCCGAGAGGCGCAGTATCGTAGCGCGGTCGATCGGTCCTTCAACGTCGAGCGATGGCTGGAGGCCCAGCGGCAGGCCCGGCCTGCGGTCGTCGAACGCGCGTTGACGTACCTGCGAGGGGAAGCGGCGGGACCGTTGGAGCGACAAGTGACGGGCCGTGTTGAGCCGCCACCGCCGCCGGCGCCGGCACCTGCGCCCCCACCTCTCCCCCCTACCCCCGCTGCGGGGGAAGCCCGTGCAGCCGGCATCGAGGGTGCCCGGCAAGTTGTCAGGCAGGCCACAGCAGAAGCTGTCGCCAAGCGGCAGGGCAAGGCGCCAGCGCCAGCGGGTCAACTCCCATTCGGGCAGAAGCAAGCTCCGGCTGCACCGCCTCCTCCGGCGGCCCCGCCGAAGCCGATCGGCCCGACCGAGCCCTACCTGCAAGAGCGTGTGACGAAGCTCCGTGAGCATTGGCTGGACCGCACCAGGACGGGCACCTACGATCAGGTCAAGGATCCGGCGCACCGAGCGTCGCTGGAGCGTGGCGCACAGGCGAAGTCCGCGCTCTGGTCCGAAGTCGAGGCGAGGGCGAAGGCCGGGAATCTGACGGATCGGGACGTCAAGGCGATCAACTCGGCCGCGAAGGAGATGCGCCGGCGGGTCCGGGCCGCGGCTCCCCCGGCTCCTCGCGTGGCTCCGAGCGCTGCACCAGTCGAGGGTGCCTTGCCAGAGGAACGGGTCGTGCGAGGCAAGAAGCAGACCATGCGAACTTCGGCTGGCAACTATGAGGGCGAGTATGCCCTGGTGTCTGCTGACTCCATCACCCTCTCGCACAACCCCGAAGGCATAAAGCGGTTCGTTGAGAACCCGAAGTTCAAGAGCAAGCTCGACCAGCCTCGGGACTACACGGCTCCCGAGGAAGCGAAGCAGGTAGCGGACCTTCGGACGAAGTTCGAGCGCGATCCCTCAGCCATGAGCATCATGCTGAACACGAGTCCCAGCGCCGACTCGGGTGTGCCAATCGTGAGCGAGTCGGGCGTCGTGCTGAACGGGACGAAGCGGACGTTGGCGAAGCGGACCCTGGACATGCGGGGCAAGGGAGCGGTCTACGACAAGGCGCTCGACCAGCTTGCCGGGGATTTCGGCTTCACACCGGAGCAGGTGGCCGCGGCCCGCAAGAAGTTCGGGCGGATCGAGCTCGTCCGCGTGGTCAAAGGGGTCAAGGAGGGGACTCCACAGTCGGCCGCCTTCGCCGCCGAGGGCAATGTCTCGACGATCACGGCGCAGAACATCTACCGCGTGGCGCAGACGTACAGCTCACTCATCCCTGACAGGATTCTTCAGCGGGCCAATGTGCCTGAGAACGCGACGGTTGCCGACGCCCTGACCGGGCCACAAGCTTCGGAGTTCAAGACGGCCTTCCGGCAGGCGGTGGCGAAGGTCGCGCCTCAGCGGCTTACGGAGTTCTTCGACGGCGAGAACCTGACCACGTTGGGGAAAGAGCTTGCGACGAACGTGGCCCTGGTGAAGCTCGTCCCGCCGCAGACGGTCGAGGCGCTCCCCGCCTCGTGGCGCAACGCGATGCTGGAGGCGCTACCCCAACTGATTCGGGGCATCAAGGTCAAGGGGCCGGCCAACCTCGTCCCGTGGATCAAGGAGGCGATGACTCTCCGCACGGAGATCGAAGCCTCGGGCCAGCCGTTCAACAGCAAGACGATCAACGACTACCTGAACCAGCCGGCGATGTTCGGGGAGAAGACAACTCGCACCTTGAGGCCCGAGGCGAGGATGATGCTGGATGCCTTCGACAAGCTGGCGACCTCGCCGGCGAAGTTCCGGAGCGCGGTCAAGCAGTTCACGGCCGGCCCGTCCCTGCTGGACCCTGCGGCGGCGACGACCGCGGAGCGCTTCGGCAAGGCGTTTGGCGTGGTAGCCCGGAAGGGCGCGACCTTCGGGGAGCCGAAAGCTGGCGGCAAGCCTCTCGGGGAGGCGGCGGGCTCGCCCATCCCGAAAGCCGTCCTGGACAGGATGCGGAAGACTCGGGAGAAGGCCGAGCAGGTCATGGACGCCGTGCGGAAGAAGATCCACCACGAGCGCGTGGGCGCGAAGGTGACGAAGGCGGGTTCCGCGATGCGTCAGATGTTCCTCTCCCCCGACATCGAGCTCGGCAAGACCATCGGAGGCAAGCGCGTCCGGTCGGCCATGCGCAACTACGAGCAGGAGGGCGCGAGCATCGCCGAGAAGTTCGCGCACCAGGCCGAGGCGATCCGCATTCGGCACCGCCTGAGCCGGGCGGAGTTCGACCACATGGGCGCCTTCCTCGACCCGAAGTTCCGCAGTCGAGCCCCCGAAAGCGTCCTCCTGAACCCTGAGGCGAGGGCGGCCGCGGGCGAGATGAAGGCCCTCCTCAACAGGCACTTCAAGCAGGCGGCGGATCTCGGTGTGCGGGTCCGCGTCGAGCTTCCCAAAGGCAAGGCCAAGTGGGTGCCGTTGGCCGACATGAAGATCGAGGACTACTGGCGGCGAGCCTGGGATCCGCAGTTCACCCGGGAGATCATGCGGGGGCGGGGCCCCATCTATGAGGGGAACCTGAAACACCTGGTAGACTCCGGTCAGGCGAAGACCCTCAAGGTGGCCCGCAACATGCTGGCGATCTCCGCCATGGAGCAGACGGGCCAGGCGCCGTCCTGGGCGGACGTCTCCAAGATGATCCAGGAGGCGCCCGGCGTGACGGGCCAGACCCGGCGCATTCACTGGGGCGGCTTCGAGCAGCGGCGCCTCGACCTCCTGCCGAACGCCTACGCCTACACCTGGAGCAAGTTGGCCCAGGATATGGCTTTCGGCTACTCCAAGATGATCGCCGGGACCAAGTACTTCGGCCAGAAGCTCGAGCATCTGATCCCCGCCTTGAAGCGAGTCGCGGCCGAGCAGGGTAGTGACACCGCGCGGTCGGCGTACACGTCCATCGTGCGGCAGATGGGCATGGAGGGGTCGAGCCCTGCGGGGCGTCTCGTCGGCAAGGTAGCCCGCGGTGCCGCGTGGAGCATCATGAGTTCGGCCAAGACGGCCCTGGCGAAGAACGTCGCCATCGGCCTCCACCGGACGTACAGCGCGTTGGGGGGGCGGTCCCTGGTAGCGGGTGCCTTCGCAGCGGGCAAGCAGGCGGCACGGAACCTGGGCCTGCGACTGCAAGGCAAGGCGCCGGAAATGAGCCTGGCACAGCGGGCTGGGGCCATTCAGGCAGGCGCCCACGTCATCGAGTCGGCCTTCGGGAAGCTCGGCAGCAAGCTCTCCCCGTGGTATCGGGTGGGCGAGAGCATCCTGCGCGGCACGGCCGCCGAGGCCGGGATGCACAGGTTGGGCCAGAGCCTGGTCGCGCTCGGCAAGGCCAGGCCTGGGAGCAAGGCGGCAGGTCGCGCCCAGCACTTCCTGGAGAACATCATCAACCTGACCCCGAAGGAGATCGGAGCGCTCAAGCGGCTCCACGACGTTGCCCTCACGCGCAAGGCGAGTTTCCGCACCATCGGAGACGCCTACACTCCGTTCCGCAAGCTGTTCGAGAAGGTGGCCTACTGGTCGGCGGCGGGCACTCAGGGCGTGACCACCCCGCGCACCCTGCCGCTTCCTGCCACAACCGAGGTCGGCCGGGCAGGGAGCGTGTTCTATCGGATGGCCTATGCCGGCTTGGTGAACGACGTCCGGAACGTCGTCCAGCCCCTCGTCAAGCAGGGCGACGTGCTGCCTCTGGCGCGGTACGTGGTCGGGGGCGTGGTGGCCGGCGAAGGACTCTATGCCCTCTACCACGCCCTGTTCAAGCGCGAGCACCCGGCAGCGGACGCGACGACAGCCCGCCGCATGCTCGACAACCTCCTGGCCGTCGAGGGTGCGAGTTTCGCCAGCAAGGCCCTCGAGTCGGGCGGCCGTGGGTGGAAGGACGCCGCCGGGATCGTCGTCGTCGACGCGGCGACGGAACTGACCCGGGACATGTTCGACTTGGCGGGCGGGAAGCTGACGGCTCGGCAGGCAGGGCACGACATTGGGATGCGGAGTATGGGACTCTACCGAGACGTGGTACAAGTGCTGGAGGCGCATGGCAGCAAGGACCAGTTGCGGCACAAGCTCGTGCGGGCGCAGTTCCGCACGATCGGCATCCGGGAGGGGGTATTCTCGCGGGGTGGCATGGAGATCGAGCGGACCGAGCGGACGCCCTACCTGCGGGCCCTGCGGTCGAGCTTCTGGTCTGACGACCCGGGCGACTGGAAGGCTGCCTACAAGGCCACGATCCTGTACCTGCTCGACCGAGAGGACTTGACGTTCTCGGAGGCCAGGACTCGAGTGGCCCAGGCGATCGCGGACGAGGCGCCCTACCCGCCGACGATGACGGCGAAGGGGCGGCAGAAGGTCTTGGAGCGGCTGGACGAGAAGGGCCGGAGCCGGTTCGAGGCAGCCATGCAGGCGTACCAGGAGCGGCGCCAGCGCTTCTTGACCGAGACGGGCATGGCGGCCGAGTACAAGCGACGGCAGATCGTCAGTCGGATGACCTCTCGGGCTCGGACTCCTCAGCTTCGGGAGCGGCTCCGTCAGAGGCTGGAGCAGCGGGAGACTCAGAGGGGCCGGCAGGCGCTTGAAGCGATGTGAGAAGGCTCTTGACATCTGCCAGCACGGAGTCGATCTCGCGCCTTGCTAGCAGCGGGCAGTAGACTTCTCCCATAGTTCCACAATGTCCTACTCGGGTATGGGTGATTCGTCCGAGCAGATCAGCGATGCGGTCAAGTGTCGCGCGTGTGTCAGTTGCCATCGTAAGTCCTTCTCCTTTCTCTACTTCGGTTCGGGAAGCGCGAGGGTGCCGGTTGGGGCCAGTCGGCGCTGCCGGCTCTGCTCGAGGATCTGCCCCACGGTCGCGGCCACGGTGTCCCCCATCGCCTGGGTATGGTGAATGTAGCTCTCGGCGCTCCGCCGGTCGTCGTGTCCCAGCCCGGCCTGGATCATGTCGGGCGAGAAGTTTGCCGCGGCCGCCAGAGTGGCGAACATGTGGCGGAGTTGGTGCGGGGTGATCCGTGGCAGATAGGGGTGGCGCTCGTGGATGGTGGCCAGGGCCTTGTCGAATGCCTGGTGGCTCCACTTGCTGCCCTTCGAGTTGAGGAAGACCCACTTGCTCCCCTCATGGCCGTGGTACCGCTTCCACCGCCGGGCCTCCTCGACCGCCTCTGCGACAGGGGGCAGGAGTAGATAGCTCACCCGCTTGCCCCGCTTCGTCGTCACGGTCAGGTAGGACGGCCCGACGTCGGTTTCTTGGAGCGCGGCCATCCCTGAAATCCGGGCGCCCGTGTAGCCGAGGGCCTTCCAGAGCGGAGCCATCGAGGACGGTAGGGCTGCCAGAAGCCGCAGGAAGCCCTCTGGCGTGGCCGCTGTGCGACGTTGGGGCGTGGCCTCTGGCACTGGGGCATTCTCGAAGGGCAGGCTCTCTACGAGGCCGTGGCTGCGCGTCCAGCGGGCCATCTTGAGGGTGTGGGTCCGGGCGAGTTGGGCGGTGCGGCCCGAGGCCTGGGCCTCGCGCCAGCGGAGCCAGTCGGTGTAGCGGGCGAGGGGCGTCTGCTCGATGGGCAGGTTCCCGAGGAATCCGACGAGGCTGCGCACGTCCCGGGCCATGTTCTCCAGGTGGCCCTCGCTGCGCTTGGACTGGTGGGCGGCGAAGAACTTCTCCCACGCCTCGTTCCAGGCCAAAAGGTCCATGGGTTCCTCGCCGCGCAGCTCGCGCTCCAGCGCCTCGGCCGCCGTCCAGTCGGGCAACCAGACGCGGGTGCGGCACTGCCGGCGCTTGCCGGTGGCGTCAGGGGGGGCGTTGTAGCGGAACTCGAACAGGTAGTGCTGCTCGCCCCGGGTGCGGCGGGTGGCCGCCTGCCGAGTGCTCCCCTCCGGGATGGGGTTGTGTCTCAGGTCGAGCTTGTGGATGCTCATGTTTCGGGCCTCCTGCGAACGATTTGCAATTTGGCTCTTGACATTGCAAACGTTTGCTGTATAATCATTATACACCAACGGCCCGCGAATGCAAGTAGATTCTTGCAGCCTGTCACAGAATGAGGAGTCGCAGACCAATGGCTTTGACGCAACGGACTCTCAGGCCCGATTACCGTCTCCACGACGAATGGACCTTCCGGGAGGCGGGCGACTACGCGGACGGCCGAGGGATCGACACGATCCGCCGTTTGGTCCGTGTGCCTGCCACTGTCACCGTGGACGGCCACACGGTCAAGCAGTTCCGGTTCCGTCTGGCCGCCAAGGCTCCGCAGGCTGCGGCCTGCATTGACGCGGCCAGCTTCAAGCAATGGTGGGCCAGCGGCGAGCTCCAGGGAGACCCCGCGTGAAGCTCCAGCGGAAGCTCCGCAGCGGCATGACCCAGTGCCGCACCTGCCTCCAGTACCGGGGAGACATCGGCCTTTGCCGCAAGTTCAACCTTCCACGCCGCCCGGGGAACGGCTGCACCGAGGGCACATCGACGTGAACCGCGAGCCCATCTATCCTGTGCGGGTCCGGCAGATGCTTGCCGCCCTCCGCGATCAGGATGCTCTCGGGCCATCGGATGCCGTCTCTGGCAGCGTGCCGCGGCGGCGAGCCATGAAGTGGCTCTCCCGCGCGTTCGGCCACCTGCCACGGCCAGAGATGGAAGCAATGTACCCCGATTGCTGGTTGACGATCATCGTCTCGCGGGTCCGCGAGTTGGAGGGTGAGCTGTACGCCCGGCTGGCCGGCGTCCGCCTCGACGCGGAGCCTCTGCCGGAAGAGCTGCCCTTCCTCAAGCAGCAACGACGGGGTAGCAGGCCCAAAGCGGCCGCCGAAGAGTTCCTCTTCATCCCCGGGGATTGGGACGGCGAGCCTACCCTGCCCGGGGACTATTGCATCGAAGCATTGGAGGAGTTTCTCTGTGAACGAAACCGCGCGAACGTGGGAACACTTGATCCCCGAGCCTGCCCTCCTGGCGGCACTCGGGGTCAAGCGGACGACGTTGTACCAGTGGCGGCTGGACGGGCTCCCTTGGGTGAAGCTCGACTCGCGTCACTTGGCCTACTGGCGAGGGGACCTGGAGAAGTTCCTTGCGGAGAGGCGGACCTTTACCGCTGAGTCGTGATCAGAGACCACGGAGAGCGCATCTCCCGACACGAGCCGATAGGGAGAATCAATCTGCGGGGACGTTTCGTAGCTAGCTGCCCGGTGCTGGTAGGGTAAGACCTTTGGCCATACGGAGGGCGGAAAGGAGTGTGACATGCATCTCGTGCGTGACGGGATCGGCGGCAGCGACATCGCCGCCGTCCTGGGCGTCAGCAAGTGGAAGTCCGCCTTCGACGTCTGGGCCAAGCTCTTGGGCCAGGCGCCGCCCGAGGAGCCGCCCAACGACGCCATGACCTGGGGCATCATCCTCGAGCCCGTCGTCGGGCACTTCTACTGCCGGCAGCATCCCGGCTGGTTCCTCGACAAGCCGGGCCACCTGCGCCACAAGAGCATCCCCTACATCGTCGGTACCCCGGACGGCCTGGTGTACGACAGCGAGGATCACCAGGCCCGCGGGCCCCACCGTGGCGTCGAGGTCAAGACCGCCGGGCTCCGCGCCGCCCGCTTCTGGGGTGAGTCGGGCGACGAGATCCCGGAGGAGTATCTGCTGCAATGCCAGTGGTACATGATCCTGACGGGACTCCAGACCTGGGACGTGGCCGCGCTCCTGGGCGGCCAGGAGTACCGGGAATACACCCTGACGGCCGACAAGGAACTCGCCGAGATCATGATGACGGTCGCGGCGAACTTCTGGGCAAGGCATGTGCTCGGCGGGGTTGCGCCCGACCCGGGCGGCAGCGAGCAGACCCAGCAGATGATCCGGAGGCTCTACCCCAAGAGCATCGCGGAGATCCGCACGGCGACCGCCGACGAGTGCGTGGTGGCCGAGGCTCTGCGGCAGGCGGCGATCCTCCTCGACGAGGGCAAGGAGAAACACGACGCGCTTAAGAGCAAGCTCATGGTGGCGATGGGCCAGACGGAAGGCCTGATTGGCCCCTTCGGCCGGATCACCTGGAAGTCGAGCAAGGACTCGACTGCCGTCGACAAGGACGCCGTGATTGCAGAACTCGGCAGGGAACTGGCGATCCGCATCGGTGACAAAGATCGAGCAGATCAGATCATCACGGAGATTCACGCGAGTCACACCACCACCAAGCCGGGGAGCCGGCGCTTCCTGCCGCGGTGGGCAACGTAACGGGGAGAACGAAAGGAGTCGCGTATGGGCAAGGAAGGCAAGAAGGGCAAGCAGGGCAAGCAGGCCAAGAAGCACCTGCTGGAGGCAATCATCTGCCCTCACTGCGGGAAGAGCTTCGACCAGGAGTTCATGCGCGTCGTGGACACGCCCGGACAGCCAGCCGAGGCGCACTTCGAGCCGTGCAGGGGCGGCGAGTCGGACAGCGACCATCCAGGGCTGTTCGATGAGAAGGAGCCGCAGGCCCAGGCGCAAGACTGATCTGTGTGCCGGCGGCGGCCGTTACGAGGCCCACTGCTTGGATCCCTCGGACGTGTCCGCCGCCGGCAGTTCGAGACAACCAACAGAAGGACAGTGACCTATGGCAGAGAAGATAAACACACCTCAGGGGCAGGACCCGGAATCGCTTCCTGCTACCCGACAAGACGCGCCGACCTTCGCACCCGCGATCTCCGTGGGCGGCGCCTTCGGCGTGGACGTCGCCGTCGCCCGCACCGTGGCGGAAACACAGGCCGCCCTCCTGGTGGCCCAGAGGTTCCCCCGCGACATCGAAGTGGCCCGCCAGCGGATCCTGACGAACTGCAGCCGGCTCCGCCTGGCCGAGAACGCCCTGTACTCCTACAAGCGCGGCACTGAGCTCGTCGGCGGTGCCTCGATCCGCCTGGCCGAGATGCTGGCCCGCGAGCTCGGGCACATCGCCTGGGGCTTCGCTGAGGTCGAGACCCGCAGGGACTCCACGGTGATCAAGGCGGAGGCGTGGGACCGGCAGACCAACGCCTATTCCAGCAGAACCTTCTCGGTCAAACACGAGCGGCATACCAAGGCCGGCAGCTACCGCCTGACCGACCCCCGCGACATCTACGAGAACAACGCGAACATGGCCCAGCGGCGCGTCCGGTCCTGCATCCTGGCGCTGGTCCCGAGCGACATCGTGGACGAAGCGACGCAAGCCTGCAAGCACACGGTGGCGACGAAGGGCCAGGCGGGACCGCTGATCGACAGGGTGCGGGCGATGGCCGACAGCTTCGGGACGCTCGGCGTCACCATCACCATGCTGGAGGGCCACCTGGGCCACGCCTTGGACGCCACCATTGAGCGGGAGCTGGTCAGCCTGCGGAAAATCTACGTCGGCATCCGCGACGGCGAGACTCGGCGCGAGGAGTTCTTCGACCTCGCACAAGCCGGCTCCGACGCCACCCAGCAAGACGACAAGGGCACGCGCACCCACAAGCTCAAGCGGCGCCTGCGGAAGAAGGACAAGACGGCGGCGGAGGGTCAGAGCCCGCCGAGCACAGACGAGAAGGCCGCCAGCGCGCCCGAGCCACCGGCGGAGCCGGCTCCGCCGGACAACGAATCGGTCAAGCCTACGACTGTCGAGCTGCGCCTGCTCGTCATGCGCCTCAAGCCGCACGCGCTGAAGCTCGGCGTCGACTTCGACAAGCTCACCTTCACCCGCCTGCGCGGCCCGGTCTCCGCCTGCACCGACGAGAAGGCGCTCGCCGCCCTGCTTGACGAGGTGACCCAGGCCTGCGACGACGCGCAAGCCGCAGCGAAGTCCAACTAGGGGCGTCCGCCCACCGGCCCTGCCCGTGGCGGATCCTGAGTACTTCGGGCCACTCAGGTCTGCCACGGGGGGGCCGGATCATCGGTCGAACGCGATTGGGGGAGCCCCGTGGCTGACGAGTACTCGACCACTCTGTCGCGCCTGCCCTACGAGCAGTGGTACTGGTCCGCCTGGTTCGGGGAAGTCCGGCTCTTGGAGGGTCGCCCGGAGTTGTGGGGCTGCTGGCACGATCTCCTGGGCCGAATGTGGCAGAGCGGAGAGGAGAACTGGATCTACCGCTCTAGCGTAGCAGATCTCGCAGGGGTATGGCACCTGCCAGCAGAGGCCGCGCAGGCGATCATCGAGGAGTTGATCGCGCGCGGCGTCTGTGACGGCGAAGTAACGCGTGACCAGAACGTTACCATCATTTCGCGCCGGCGTTACCGGGAAACCCGCGAGCGTAAACGCTGTGCTAGCAAGCAAAAGCGATACAGGGACCGGAAGCGTGACCACAATGTTACCGGCCGCGTTGCCGGTCCGTTACCGGGAGAGTCAGAGTCAGAGTCAGAGTCATGTCCGGAGTCTCCTTCTTCTCCAGAGTCTACCCCGAAAGGATCTGAGTGTACCCCGTCCAAGGGGTTGTCGCCGCGAGGCGCGACGACCGCCTGCCCCTCTGCCGAGATCATCGAAGCGTGGAATCACCTGGCCGAAATCCACGCGCTGTCACAGGTCAAGAGCCTGACCAGCGAGCGCCAGCGATCGCTCCACGCGCGCTGGACGTCTCCGTTCTGGCGGGAGAACTGGCGCAAGGCGCTCGACCTGATCCCGCAGTCCTCGTTCTGCTTGGGCCAGAACGATCGCAACTGGCGCGCGAACTTCGAGTGGTTCGCGCGGCCGAACACTGTCCCCAAACTTATGGAGGGCTTCTACGCCGATGGACGATCGAGCAAGCGATCCCGCCCAGGAGGCGATGCCGAACGACAACAACGCCTCGGAGAACTCGAGGCGGCCGACCGAGGCGGAGCGTGAAGTTCTGCTCTCCGCAGTCGGCGTCCCCGACCTGTTCCTCAAGGCTCGGCCTGATCAGATCGACCACCGTCGCTTCCAGGAGGCGCTGTTGGCGGGCGGCGGCTTCTTCTACGGCCCGACGGGAGGCGGGAAGTCTCACGCCGCCGCGGCCATCCTCTACGGCCGCATCCTCGGGTATGGCCACACACGTTACAATCCTCTGGCAGACGCCGGGTGTCCGGTCGCTGCCTTTGCGTTTGACGCGCGCTGGGTCAAGGTCCCCCTGTGGCTCTACGACTGCCGACAGAAGTTCAAGCAGAAGCACACACCGGACTCAGTGCGGGAGCTCATCTGCCCTGGCCTACTTGTCCTGGACGATCTCGGGGCGGAAAAAGTCACAGACTGGGTAGACGAGATGCTCTACCTGGTCGTGGACGGGCGCATTGAGGCCAACAAGCCCATCATCACGACCACGAACCTCACGCCACAAGAGCTTGGGGAACGCAACCCTCGGCTGGCGAGTCGCCTCCTGACCCAGCCCAGGGTCTACTTCGGGGGCGAGGACAAGAGACTCAAGGGGGACTGACATGGCCCTGTCCTTCGCGGCGAAAGGGGGTGCGTCGTGATCATCAAGAAGTGCCGCTACATTCAGTTCGAGGGCGAGGAGGCCGAGACCGACATCTATCTCGTGAGCAACATCCGGCACAACAGCCCCTTGGGCCGCGTCGAGTTCTACGCCGGATGGCGCTGCTATGTGTTCGTGCCCATCGAGGGGACGGATTACGCGTCGGACTGCCTGCGCGACATCGCGGCGTTCTGTGACGAGCGGCTGCGCGCCCGCGCCGCGCTCCGGCGCGAGAAGGGGGAATGACATGGCCCTGAGCCTGTCCCACGTCTGGATTGGCCGCAACTTTCTACCGGAGCGCCACGGCCAGCCTTGCCGGCTCGTGGTGAGCAGCAAGGGCAAGCACGTTGTCGAGTTCGCGGACGGCGAGCGCGTGTCCACCGTGCGCGGGACGTTCCGCCGCCGCGTCCCCAAGCCCGAAGGAGAGAGCCATGCCTGAGCCATTCGAGCCAAAGATCGTGAACGAATATGTGCGACGCTGGTGGCACGGCGACATGCTTCAATGCCCCTACTGCGGCTGCGCCGCCACGGTGCAAGCGAGCTTGGCCGGCGAACGCGGCGAACGCGGTGAGGGCGAGGAGAAGGTCTACCTGATGCGCGTCCGCTGTGACAACACGGACTGCCGCGCAGAGTGGCACGAGGTCATGAAGTCTCAATGGACAGTCCGCGGCATCGAGCCCGTGCATGAGCCGGGCGAGTTGCCCCAGCCCAAAGGAAAGAAGCCGTGAGCACCGACTTGAAGCTCTTGGTCGATCCGAAGTACTGGCAAGACGCCCTGACCCCGGAGCCGCTGATGTTCGCCCCTGACGGCGAGGCTCACGCTGAGGCCAATGGCACTCGGCGCTGCGAATACGTGGTCTACATCGAGTACTTCGACGGCAAGCCGAGCAGCGTGATTACCGAATCGCGCTGTCTGCACCGCGACGCGCGGTTCTGGAAGCCAGGCGACCCCGAGGCGGGCCTGTCAAGCAGCACCTACGATTTCAACGAGTCGAAAGCCTACGGCGAGTGCTACTACTCAAAGAGTGGGGGCGGGCCGTCGGAACATGTGGTAAACCCGCCCCTCTGGGCGCACCCAGTACCTCCACGTGGCGCCATCTGGCTCGCCGAGGGACTCCTGTTGGCCCATAACCCCACGGCGGCGGAACTGCTCACGATGGGCAACAAGCTGCTCGCCAGCCCGCTCGTGATCGACGGGTGGCGCAACCCTTTTGATGGTGCCGTCGAGGGCGAAACGGTGTGGTGCCAGGTGTGCCGCGACCATCTGCCGAGCGAGGGGGACTCGCCGTGCAAGCACCTGATCTACTGCCGCCAGGGATGCGGTCACGTCTACCTGAAGGATCATCGGGGATGGGATGATGACCCCGGCGGCAAGCACGAGATTCATTGCATTGACTGCGGTAAGCCCATTTCGCAGTGGCGGCACAGGCGGCACCGTGGCCTGTGCGCCGGGTGCGACTACTGAAAGGAGCGAAGCCATGAGCAAGCCGCGCTGGCGCTGGGCGGCTCGCGCCCCAAAGAACTGGCGAGGCCCATTCCTGCTTGAGCGCGCGGTGTTCACGCACAAGCCCGTAATTGGCTTGAGCAAGTGGGGCCACACCTGGTTTCCGACTGGTGGCATGGTGGACATTCGAGGCCCGGCGTGGATGCGCAAGCGCTTCGGGCGCGACCTGCGCCCCGGCGAGATAAGGAGGCTGCCGTGAGCAAGACCCTGACCCTCGACCGCCGTGAGTGGATTCCCACGACATGGGCCATCGCCCCCCTCAAACTGCGCCGCGACGACGTGACCCTTCACAGGTTGGGCCAAATCGAAGGCCCCGACTTGTACGCCGTGCGCAATCGTGGCTGGTGCCTAGCCCGCAACGGCGAGTGGGAATGGGAGCCGATCCCGTCGAGCCGGGATGAGGCGTTCATGAAGCGTTGCCGTTTTCCCAGTTTCGAGGCAGCGCTGAAAGCCGCCGAGGGCACAGAGGAGGTCAAGCGATGCGAACCCTGACCCTCGACCGCCTCGACGCCCTGACCCCGGAGCAGGTGGACGCCTCCGCGGCACTGGCGATGGGGTGGGAGCCTTACTATGTACACGCAGAGGGAGCGGCAGGTGGCTGGCCGCCCTCGTGGACGCGGGGCGGTGTGGGCAGCAAGCGAGAGGACTTGCCCTTTGAGTGCCGATTCGACCCTCCCCCCTACTACACCTGCCCCGCCGACGCGCCCGACCGCTGGAAGTGGTGGGGCGAGATGATCGAGGCGCTTGTGCGCCGCGGCTGGGAAATCAGCATCAACGCGACGGAAACCATCTGCGGGCATGAGGCGATAGATGCCGAGGCCGAGGCCGCGACGCCACGCGCCCTCGTCCGCGCGCTGTGCGCGGCGGGGCGGCTTTTCGAACCCTCTGACCTGTGCGCGGCGGGGCGGCTTGAGGAGGCCGACCATGCCTGAGCCGAGCGAGAAGAACCGAGCGAAGGGCAAGTACTGGGACTTGCCTTGGACCTTGGTGGAGAATTGCACGCCCGTCTCTGAGGCGTGTGACCACTGCTGGCTGACGGGCATGGCCGCGCGCTTCGGCAAGGCCGGCCCGGTGCGCTTCCGCGCCGACCGCCTCGACGTGCCCGCCCGCCGCCGCAAGCCCGCCGTGTTCCCCGTGTGGTCTGACATCTTTCACCCTGCCGTAAGCGACTGCGACCGCGACTCCGCCTATGAGGTCATGGAGCGCTGCGTTGACACGCACACCTTCATCGTCCTCACCAAGCGGGCTTACCGCATGAAGCGGTACGTTGGCTGGCGGTACGAGGGCCGCCGCATCCCAGCCCACAACATCATCCACGGCGTGACGGCGGAGAACCAGCCGCGCCTTGAGGAGCGCCTGCCCGACCTTCTGGCGACGCCCGCGGCGACGCGGATGTTGAGCGTCGAGCCGATGCTGGGGCCGATGGCATTCCTGTGTCTTGCCAAGACGCCGCCTGAGATTCACTGGGTCGTCCTCGGCTGCGAGAGCGGCCCGCGGCGCCGCCCGACGCCCTGGACGTGGCTGGAGTCCGCCGTCGAGCAGTGCGCCGCCGCCGGCGTGGCCGTGTGGGTCAAGCAGATGGCGGAGCGCCCCGACGGCACGGGGCGCGTGATGCACGACATGGCGGCGTTCCCGCCGTGGGCGCGGCGCAGGGAGTGGCCTTTGAGAAAGGAGAATGAGCGATGCTGACCGTGCGCTTTCCGAGCGGAGTGGCCGTGACCTACAACGCGGCGACAAACTTCGAGTACCACACCGGAAACATCCGACTGGTTGACTCGCAGAACTGCTGGATCGCTGAAATCCAAGGGTCCGCCGCCGCGATTGTGGAACGCGTCGCCCCCTGCAAGGTCGCGCAGAGCATCAACGACACCGCCGCCGCGATTGCCCACCTGCTGGCGGTGGCGGAGCGCGAGGAGAGCCTGCCCTACTACGGCGCGGGGGCGAAGCTGGCCGAGTTGAAGCGGGCGCTGGGGCGGTTCGACGCGCGGTGCAGGGCGTGGAAAGGGGGTGCCTCGTGAAGCTCGATGAGCTGCGGAAGGCCGCGGAGAAGGTGAAGTGGGCGCTACCGCTAGAGAAGCGCCATGATTTCTCTGCCCTGTGGATCAAGGATGGTGGGTTGGTGGCGCAACTGCCGGGCCAACCCCAGTTGGCCGCGTACCTCGCCCTCTCCGCGAACGCCCTGCCCGGCCTGCTGGCCGTGGTGAGGGCGGCGCAGGCACGTGTGCAATGTAAGATGGACACCCAGGCATGCATGTGCCACGGGAAGCTGTACCAGGCCCTGCGCAGGCTGGAAGGAGAAGCCGATGGAACTGGAGCCGATGACGAACGATGAACTATTGGCCTTGTCGCACGATGCGGCAATAGCGGCGCTGCCAGAGGGCGTGTTGCTGCGCGTGCAGTGGGCGCTAGTCCAGGCCCATGCCGCGAATGTCTCCGAAGAACGGATCGACGCCCTTGAGGCCGAGCGCGCCCGCCTGGCCGCCGAGTGCGCGGCGCTGAGGGAGGCGGGAATCTATCTACGGGTCATTGTGGATTCCGTGACCCCCATCTCGCCTGCAACCGTTGGGCACATGGAGTACGAGCAATCCGACTGCCTGGGCGCGATAGACGCCTGGGATGCTGCCGCCTCCTCCCCCGCCCCCCGCGTCGCGGCGATGCTGGCGGCGTGGGAACTGGCACTCGACGTGCTGCTCTACAGCGACACGGGCGAATATGACGCCGCGCGGTATCTCGCGCTCAAAGACGCCTTCCGCGCCGCCCAGGCCAAGTGCGGGGAGCAACCCACAGCCCCCAAGGGGGCGGAAAGGAGCGACGATGGGTGCCCTGAGTGACCACTACAAGGCGAAGCACGAGGCCCTCAAGGAGAAGGCGCTGGACGCCAGCCACCCATACACGCGCGACCGCATCGCGTATCTTGGGGCCGAGCTTGGCAAGGTGCGCGATGAATTGGCCCGTGTGGGCAAGGCCGTGTGTGAGCAGCGCCATGACCCATTCGGGCATGCGTGTCTGGCTGAAAAGGAGAAGCGCTGATGGCCCGACGCTGCATAGGCTTCGGCGAGTTCGAGGGCAAGTGCCCCAACGTGGCGGGGACGCCGTGGACGCCTCTGTGGTGCCTGCGGTGCGACGAACTCCGCCGGGCGCACATCACGCGGCGGCTGGAGGCCCTCGTAGGCAGGGCCACTGCCCCGAAGGGGGCGGAAGGAGCGAGCGATGCTTGACCTGACCAGGCCCGAGGGCCGCAGCGCCGCGAACGAGAAGGCGGCAAGGCTCATTGGCGTTCCGGCATTCCCTGTGTGGGAGTGCGGCTGCGGAGCGTCCGGCCCGGAGCCGAGCGGGGGCATTCAGATCGATTGCCCCATGTGCGGACTACCCGTGGCGCACCGCCCAGCGCCCGACTTCCTCTCTGGCCTGCGCCCCGACGGGACGTGCGATGAGAGCAAGGTCAACGGCGACCTGCTGTGGAGGGTGCTTCTCGCCTGCCGTGGGGATTGCTACATTGTGTCCCTCCATGTGCACTGGAACGGCGAGGGCTGGGATAGCTTTGCGATGGGACGGTCCTACCACCACGCCCACCCCGTCGCGGCCCTGCTGCTCGCCGCAGGTCACGCGCGGCTGCTGGACAAAGGAGAAGGGAAGTGAAGTCCTTGCCGACCTGTGACGATTGCACCGGGCGCTTTGGCTGCACGTGGCCTGAACGCAAGACCGGCGGGCCATGCACGGGCTTCGTGCGCGCTCCGCTTCCCCCCGCCGTCAAGCGCGCCTTCGCGGCGTTCCGGCGCTACGTCAAGGTGCGCCGCGAGTACGAGACCGCCATGATCGCGCTCGCGCCCCATGTCGAGGTGCCGGAGGGCCTGTGCGGGCTGGCAACGAAGGCGGGGCTCGCCGAGGGCAAGCTGCTCCGCGCCATCGCCCGCGCGGAGGGGAAAGCCCGTGGCTGAGCTCCTCGACCTCCGCGTCGGCCACGCCCTCGACCTGCTGCGCGAGTTGCCGGCGGAGTCTGTGCATTGCGTGGTGACGAGCATCCCCTACTGGGGGCTGCGGGCCTACGCCGGCCTCACGGCCTACGTCTGGGGCGGGCGGAGCGACTGCCCGCACGAGTGGAGCGATGAGCTTCCCCGTGTCGGGAACGAGCACCGCGACGGGCTGGGAGCGAACTCCACCTTCGCCGGCCGCGCCGACAAGGCGGCGGTGAGAGAGAGTTTCCGCCGCGACGATGCCGAGTGTGCAGTGAAAAGCACTGGCGGCCAGCACTGCCGGCTGTGCGGCGCGTGGCGCGGCCACTTCGGGAGCGAGCCGCTGCACGACTGCGGAGCGCACGGGCGCCGCGCACTCCTCGGCTTCGAGCAGAAGCCCGACTTCGATTGGGACGACACCGCCCAAATGTGGGTGCCCGTCGGCCAGTCGTGGCAGCCCGTGTTCGGCCCGCCTGAGCCGCCCTGCCCCACGTGCTACGTCTGCCACGTCCGCACGATCTGGGCCGCCCTCTGGCGCGTCCTGCGCGACGACGGCGTGTGCTTCCTCAACATCGGCGATTCGTACGCGGGGACGGGCAGCGGGGCGGGCACGGGCAACTTCGCAGAGAAGAACAATCCCCAAGCGTGGACGCCCAATGGCAAGCGCGCCCCCGACCTCAAGCCGAAGGGCATGTGCCTCATCCCCCAGCGGCTCGCCCTGGCCCTTGACGCCGACGGCTGGTGGGTGCGCAACGAAATCATCTGGCACAAGAAGTCGGCCATGCCCGAAAGCGCGAGCGACCGCTGCACGCGCAACCACGAGCAGATATGGCTCCTCGCCAAGAGCGAGAGCTACTTCTGGGACCAGGTGGCCGTGAGGGAGAGGGGCAACCTCCCTGCGGGGACTCGCGGGGGCAAGGCGAGCGCGGCCAGGGCCGGAGCCGACGGCGTGAACTCACGGCCAACGGAATACGCCGAGAGTACCGGTTCGCGCAATCTCCGCACGGTCTGGACGCTCAAGCCGGAGCCGTGCGACTGGGCCTACTGCCGGGGCTGCGACACGCTCTTCCTCGGCAGCGACCGCGACGGCATCCGCCAGTACTGCGCGGACTGCGGCAAGCCCTGGCCGAAGCCGCGCCGCAAGGAGTACGTGCCCAAGCACTGTGCCGCCTGCGGCAGCGACAAGCGCATCCAGGAATGCCCCGTGTGCAAGCGGACGGACGCCTGGGTCGCGCACTACGCGGCCTTCCCCAGCGGCCTCCCCCGCCGCTGCATCCGCGCCGCGACGAGCGAACGGGGCGTCTGCCCCAAGTGCGGGAAGCAGTGGGAGAGGGTGGTGAACAAAACGCTTGAACCGCAGTACGAAACGCGGCATGGCGGATTCTCCGCACGGGGCGACAGGGCAGGAATGGTGGACATGAGCAAGACTTGGAAACCTGGCACGACTGCTGTTTCCACCCTCGGCTTTCGCCCGACGTGCGGCTGCCACAAGCGCAAGCCCTTGCACACCTGGGGCCGCGGCCCCGAGCCCGACCCGCCGGCCCCCGCGACCGTCCTCGACCCCTTCAACGGCACGGGCACCACGACCATCGTCGCCCGCCAACTGGGCCGCCGAGCCATCGGCTTCGACGCCGGCGCCGACTACGTGGCCGTGGCCCGCAAGCGCTGCGCCGTCCTCGGCGAGCGGGCCACCCAGCCCGTGCCCGCCGGCGAAATGCCCCTGTTTCAGCATGCGTTGAAAGGAGAGAAGAAGTGACATCCACGCCGGCGACGAAGGAGACCCTCGACGCCCTGTGCCTGCGCCGCGCGCGCATGGGGATCGGCGAGGCGATTGCCATCGCCAAGCGCGAGAAGCTGATCGATGTCCTATCCGACACACCACTGGCAGGAGTAGCGAAGCATGAGCGCCAGAAGACTCAGTCTCTTCATCCCCGGACTCCCCGTGGCGAAGGGAAGCGCAAGGGCCTTCATGGTCGGGCGCAAGGGGCCGGACGGAAAGGTCGATCCGCGCCACGCCAGGCCGGTGGTCGTTCAGACCAACGCTAAGCGCCAGAAGGGGTGGGCTTCGGAGATCAGTGCTGCCGTCCAGCGCGAGCTGGGCCAGAGCCACGAGGGGATCGTGTTCATCACGCGGATGGAGTTCGTAATGCCCCGGCCGAACAGCCACTTCCGCAGCAACAGGAAGCCCCTCAAGGACGGCTCGGTGTGGCTCCGCGATGACGCCCCCTACTACCACGCGCAGGACCCCGACCTCGACAAGCTGGCGCGCCTGGTGCTCGACGCCCTGAGTGCTGGGGTGGCGTACAACAACGATAACGTCGTCGTGGCGGCCTACGCCCTCACGAAGCGATACGAGATGCCCTACGACAGGTCCACGGGGCTCTACCTCGACGTGGAGCTTGCCGAGCAGCCCCGCATCGCGGAGTTGTGCTGGAAGCCGTCGAAGGAGGCCCTGCTGCCCGCGTGCTGACTTACGGCCGACGTGCCGGACGTCCGCAGGTGCCCACTTTTTGCAGCAAGGTGAGGAGAACGCAATGAAGGAAGCAGAGGAAGGTGAGCACAGGAACGCCTTCGAGCGGCTCTATCGGGAGAACCTCTCCTTGGCGCCGATGGCGCAGATCAACGCTCCGCTCGTCTGGCACCCGGCAAGCCGCTCGTGGCGTTGGCGGGGCCGCGACGGCTATCCCCTCCGGAAGCACTACGACTGCGCCAAGAACCTTGCTTCTCCACTGTCTGGCTGCCACCATCGTTCCCGTCCCGCCGATAGCACCCGGCCCGTCTGAGGATCCGCCGGATCGTGTTGGCCGCCCAGCGCCTCCCGCGCGGCGGTATCCCCTCTTTCTCCAGCATGCGGACAATATCTGTGAGTCCCAACCCGTCCTTGTGCCACTGGATGCAGGCGCTGATGACGGCCTGCTCCTCGGGGTCGCGGATCAGGACGTGGCGCGTGGGGTGGCGCGCGTACCCGTAGGGTGTGCGGTCAATGGCCCGGTCGTAGCCGAACTCTCTCCCTGCCTCTTTGATGCCGGTCCGCAGGGCCCGCAAACATCTTGCCACGTCCCCGGACGTTTCGGGGAAGGCATGCGAGCCATTTCTGAGGAAGGCCACGGACGCCTTGCGGTGGGCCAGCTCGATGGCCAGGCCTTGGGCCGCCGGGGAGCCGCGCGGGGCCAGGGCCTCAGGTGTCTCGGCCAGGAGCAGGTAGCTGGGGCGCAGCGCGGCGATGGCCCGGCAAAGTCCTGGCAGGTAGTTGTCCGGTGGTGGTGGCTGGTCGTCGCCGTAGGTGGCAAGAATCTCCACGGCGTTCTGCTCGGCCAGGTCAACGAGGTCGTTGGCCAGGGGGCCGGCGTCGGGGGCGGCCCCGAGGTACGCGATGGCGGAGCGCATGGGGTGAGTCTCCTTTTACACGAATCGGGGTGGCGGTAGCGGGATAGGTTCGTGCTGCGGGCGCCAAAGATGCAGGCAGAACGGATGAAGATTCTTGTAGACAGAGCGTGGCGGGTGAAGCTGCATGACAGCCTCGTCCGGCCTAAAGAACACTTCCTTGACAAAAGCCATTTCGTCCCATGTCGGGCACCGGTCGGCTAGGGAAACCGAAACGTGGTCCCAGTCTCCGCCCCATGAGGCGATGATCCGTAGCGTTGATCCTGTGGGGCCGCACATGGTCGCAACAATCCCATCCGGGCCGGCGTTGAGTGGGATCAGCAGTCTGCATTTGGACAGGAACAGAGGCGAGTGCATGGGGGCCTTCCTTTCAGGCAAAGAGGACTCCCGCGGGCCGCTTCCAGGCCGGCACGGGCGCCAGCTCTGTGATCCGCGCCTGGCCTCGGCGCCTCGGGCGCGGCTTGGCCTTGCGCCGGCTCTTCGCCGGCGGGGGCGGCGGCGGGGCCGCGTAGCACACGGTCAGGTCAGGCACGGCATGGAGCTGCGCCGATACCCAGTCGTCGTTGACGTAGGCGGTTTGCAGATCGGGTCGGAAACGCGCGAGGGTTTCGCCCGTCTCAACGTCCTGGTACACGACGGCCGGGCCGTCTCGCCGCTTGGCCGTCAGCCGGAGCGCCCCGTCAACGGCCTCGGCAATCTCCCGTTGGAGCGGCGTGAGTCGCATTGTCTCGGGCCTCCTGTTCCTTAGCGGGTTACGGTGGCAAGCAGTTCGCCCGTATCGTCCTCGACAATCTCGATCCGTTCGATCTGGTCGTCCACCTTGAGAGCGCACTTGGCGCAGAGGCGCAAGACTTCCACGGTCATGAGCGAGGGGTGATTGAGTCCTGTGAGATACTCCCATCGGACGCGGCGGCCATTCACGACGGGCCATAGACGCTTCATGTCACAATCTCCTGTGCTGTGGCGGGTTAGGCCCGCATTTTCCATAGGCAGAACCACGCCACGCCGCAGACGCCGATCAGGTACGTCAGGACGCGGCACACGACTTCAAGCGCGGTCGGGTCGGTGTGCATGGGTCAGGCTCCTACGTGCTGGTGGTGAAGGCGGACCGCCCGGGTGTCGAGGTAGACCTGGGCGCCGCGATTCTCCTCGCGGAGTTCGGCCAGCAGGAACCGGGCGCAACGCTCGGCCTGGGTTTTCTTGTGATCCTCGAGGACTGCCCACAACTCAACGGGGGCCGTGCGGGTTTCCCGCATCAGGACTCGGTAGTCTCGGGCCATGTGACAAGCTCCTAGTGGGTCATGGCGTAGGCGACTTCTCGCGCGAAGCGCTCGGGGTCGGTTCGGGCAAGGTAAGCGCGGACCTTGGCGTACTCCGGCATGCGGAACCACTGCGGGCCGCGGCAGACCAGAAACCAGTACAAGTCCGGCCGGTGGGTCAAGAGCATCCTGGCGTACTTCCGGGTCATGAAGTGGTGATAGTAGTTGTGGGGCCAGTTCCGGGACGGGCCGCGCACGTGGAACGTGCCTGGCACCTGGTACTCGGGCTTTGGGTACCACTTCATCCCCTTGTGTGTCCCTGCGTAGTTGGGCGCCCACCGCGGCAGAGGCGGCGGCAGAGGGACGTTGGATTTCCTGACCGTGCGAGCCATTTCTGTGAGTCCCATGCCAGAGGAAATTGACAGGCGATCCGCCGGGCGACGGCCACGGCGGGCCATGCGGGCGCACGGGTGCGGGGGGCGACCGGGCGGGGGGGAGGGTGTAGCGGGATGCTACATAGTGCACTGCTATGCTTCCTGCATTCTGAGGGTGTCGCCAAAGGGCGCGATTTCGTCGGTCGTGCATACCCAAAGGGTCGGGTAGTCTGGGGCCTGGTCGGGGAAACTGCCGTACAGGTCGGTCAAGTAGATCAGTGCGGCGGGGGGGCCGTCGGGGTCGGCGTCGAGCGCGGCGAACACCGGCCGGAAGTCTGTACCTCCTCCGCCGGGCGTCTTATCGGGCCGCCACGGGCGGTCCTCGGGGGCTAGGTGGTCTATCCTGTGGACCTGGGCATCACAGTACAGAACGGTCAAGGCAAGGTCGGGGAAGCTCAAAACCGCGTCAAGCTCCTCAGCGAATCGGCCTTGGGTCTGCGGGTCCATGCAGCTGCCAGAAGTGTCAACGGCAAGGGCGATGGTCAAGCGCTCGGAGCGAAGCGACGGCATGCAGAAACCCGTATGGGCGTATCGGGGATTCGGGCGGGTGCGGTCCCAGTCGTTGCGGGCGGTGCGGTCTACGAATTCGGCTAGGATGGTGCGCCAGTCTAGGGGGGGGTGTTCAAGCTCCTCGATCAAGAGTTTGACGCCGGCGGGCATGAACCCTTGGCCCCGGGCCGCGTGGGCTGCCTGAAGGATAAGCTGCTGCTCCTCGGCGCGGGCCGCGGGGCTGTCGTCGGGGGCGTCGAGAACGGCGCCCATGCCGTAGGGGTCGGGGGCCTCCTCGGGCGGGCCGTGCTGGTCGGGCTGCTCCTCGCCGGGGGCGTCGGTGTCCTGGGGGCTGCTGGGGCCGTCTGCGGCGTCGTCTGCGGGGCTGTCGGCGCCGTCCTGGTCGTCCTGGCCTTGCGTCTCGTCGTCGGCGTCCTGGGGGCCGTCCTGGTCGTCTGACTCTCCTGACCCGTCGTTGTCGGGTGTCTGCTCCTCGTCCTGCTTGGTGTCGTCCTGGTCGGGCTGGCCCTCCTCGGAGTCGTCCTGGGGGCCGGCGCCGTCCTGGGGCGTCTGCTCGGCGTCGGGGTCGGGCTGCTGCTCCTCGTCGGAGGGCTGCTGCCGGAGCAAGCTGTAAAGCTGCTCGGCGCTCTTGCCGCGGGCCGCGGCGAGTAGATCGGCGGGGGCGTCGTTGTCGGGAAGCTCAAACCCTGAGTCGATCGTGTCGTGGTAGATCGCTAGGTCGGCGGCCTTGTTCCAGTCGTCGGGGCTGCGCTCTGCTCGGCGGCGCTGGTGTTCGTTGACGATGTGCAAAACCTCGTGGACCCACAAGCCTTTCAAGGCGCTGTCGGTCTGCTCCTGAATCCAAGTGGGGTTGTACCATAGGTGCTTACCCTCGGTTGCCGCGGTCGGCAGTCCTGGGGCCTCGGCGAGCTCAAGGTGCAAGGCGCGGTGGGCAAAGAACGGGGCCTGCCAAAGCATCTGCGTTCGTGCCTTGATCAATCTGTCTCGGGCTGGGGCCTTCGTCGTCGGCATTGGGTCTGCTCCTCGTGCTGGGCGTCCTGGGGGCGGCCGCTAGCGCGGCGCCGGGCCTCTGACCGGCGCCGGGGCTGGGGGCCGGGCCTCAGAACGCGCCGGCGTACTGGGCCGCGACCTTTGCGAGTCGGTCGGCGTTCTGGGCCGCCGTCTTGCGCCAGACTCGGCCGGCGCGGAGTGCTTGCGGGTCCTGCTGTCCGATGAGCTGGTCCGCATCGGCGGCGAGTTGGTTCAAGCGCGCGTCGTTGGTCAAGTTCAACTTCGGGATGATGGCGGCAAGGTCCCGGATGTTCTGAATGAGGGAATCCCGGAAGATCGCGCCGTCGGTCCCTAGGCGCTCGGCCGCGTGGGCTAGGGCGTCTCGCAGTCGGGCGTACAGGTCACATACCGCGTCGGCGACGGCTGCGGTGGTCTGCGCTTCAATGTCCTGCCGGATGGCGTCGGCGTCTGCTTGGGCAAGGTCAACGCGGAAGTCTTGACCCGTGGGGAGGGGAGCGAAGTGAATCCCCATGGAGAACCGGCCGCGGACCTCCTCCGGCGGCGGGTAGTCGGCCTTGTTGAACATGCCGTTGAGTCGGTGTTCGGCGGTGTCCAGCAGTCCGGGGTACTGGGCTGTGAATCGGTCGGCGAGTCGGTCGTGTTCGGCAATCGCCTTGCTGGTGTAGTCGGCAAGGTCACGGAAAGCCGCGGCGGGCAGGATCCGGGCACCCTCATCTTGCCATGGGAGAGTCAAGCTGTAGAATCTGCCGCGGACCTCGTTGTTGTGCTTCTCGAGGGGCCGCAAGGCTTCCTTGGGGATGAGGAGTTTGTTCCAACGGCCGGCGTCGGGGTCGGCGCTGTACTCCTCGGTGACGTGCTGGGTGATCTTCTTGTCCAGTCGGCGGGCGGTCCATTGCCGAATCGTGAGTCGCGCCAGCATGGCCTTGCTGGTCAAGCCGTTCGTGGAACTCATCGGTCGGGCCTCCTGTCTCACACGTAAAGTGCTTGGTGGGTGGTGCAGTGGGTGATATAGGCGCGGGTCTGTGCAAAATCTCCCTTCGGTCCTCCGCTGTGGTGTAGGCTGCTCTGGACCATGAGTACTCCTAGTTCTGCGCCGTCGTCCTGGATCAAGCGGTCGGCGAGGGTGACGATCGCCGGGGCGGTCGTCCTGGTGGCGCGGGCCGCGATCGCCGTCGCGAAAGCCCATCGGGCCGCGATGTTGTCTCGGGGCGGGATGGGCGCCGTGTTGGGGTGTGCGAGTGCGGCGTCAAGGTCGGGCAGGTCGCGCCAGACCCTGCAGAAGGCGCAGAACTCGGTTGCGAAAGCCTGGCCGGCTATGCCGGCGAGTCGGGTGAACATCTGCGCGTCGTCTGCTCCTCGGGCAGTCAAGCGCTTGTAAGCTCGGCCGGCGGCGGCGATCGTCCTGGGCTGGGCGCTGGTCACGATGTCTGCTGAGGCGGTCCATTCCTCGAGTAGGTTGGGGCGGTACCTGGCGAATGCGACAAGCTCAAGGGGCTGGTCGTGGTGGATCGCCCACTGGGACCATTCCGCAGCGCTGACGATCAGTTCGTAGATTCCGCCAAGGAACCTGGTCTTGACAGGCTCGAGAATCGTCTGCACTGCGGCGCGGTCGGCGCGGCGGTTGGTGCAGGCGATGAATCGGACGTGCGGTGACAGTCGGTGGCCATTGCAAGCGCGGGATAGCAGCAGTTGCATGTAGGCTGCTTGGGTCTGCGGCGGGGCCTGTCCGAGGTCGTCCAGCATCCAGACGGTCAAGCGCTCGGCGTGAATGGCCTTGTACAGCACCCCAAAGGGCAGGAAGTCGGCGCGGTCCTCGGTCGCGCGGAACGGTAAGCCGGCGGGCGTGGTGGGGTCCTCTACCACGGGATGACTCAACAGCAAGTCGGCGTCGAGCTGCGCGGCGACGTCGAGCGCCAGTTCGGTCTTGCCGATACCGGGCCGTCCGACGATCAAAGCGGGTTCCTGCGCTTCAATGGCGTCGATCAGCATCGGGCGGAGCTGGGCGTGAGTCACTTGCGGGGCCTGGGCGGTCGTCGTGGGGCTGGTCATCTGGCGGGCCTCCTGGGCTGGTTCGGCCAGTCGCCACGGTGGGCGCGGTCAAGGGCCGCGGCAATCTCCTCGCGCGGCGTCGAGCGGAGCAAGGCGCGGACCGCCAGGATCAGCGGGTCCGGGTGGTCCTGGTCCTTGGGGCTAGAGCCGGCAAAGTCGAGCGTGCCGGCGGCGCTCCTGTGCTGCAGCATCGGTCGGGCCTCCTGAGCTGCGGTGTCGGGCCTCTCCCCTGTGATCGTATTCTACCACGGTTATTACGACGTGTCAAGTAAAATGTCCCTGGCCCGCGTTGTTTAGTGGCGTATTCTCGGGGAGGGCGACTGCGGCGCGGGCCTCTGTACCCTGACTCATGGGTGTACTCTCATGGTGTGTCCCTGTCTGTGTGGGGGCCCTGGCGCCGGGGCCTCTGCTGTCTGCGGTCCTCTGCTCCTGGCTGCAAGGGCCTGTGCTGTGTCTCAAGGGTCCTCCTCCGGCTGCTCCTCCTCGAGCTGTTGTCGGGCCTTGGACCTGTATCAGATGGTCCTATTGGTGCGGGAATCGGGGCGTGGAGGTCGGCGTCCGGCGTCGAGCGGGGCCGCCGGCGAGGGGGGCCCTGGGCGGTCGGGGCCTCGGGGCGTCTCGTGTCCGGCTGTTGTGGGGTGTTGGGCGTGGTGTACCAGATTGGCTATCTGGTGTCTTGGTCTGGCTGCTCCTTGGCTTAGGGCGAGCGGTGACAGCGGGCCGCCAGTCTCGGGGGCCTGGGCGGCGTCGAGCTGGCCGCGGGCCGCCGTGGGCGCTCGGTGGCGCGGGCGTGGGCGGGCAGTCGCGGTCGCGTGGGGGGCGGGTGGGGGCGACGTGGGCGGCGGCGGTGAGGGGGGGGGGGAGGGCCGGAGACCGGTGGCCTCGATGCCCCCCCCTTGATGCGTCTGCGCGTGGGGCAAGTTTTTTTGAGGGGGTTGGGGTGGTGGTGAGTGTGATACGCTGGCTTTCGGAAAATGTGCTTGACAGGTCGGGAAGTTGTGGTATAAAGAGGGTGTTGTCTGTGATTCTGGACGTGAACTGGTCTGGAGTCAGGCATGTCGGACAGGAAGGGAGCGAAGGGATGTGAGCGATGCCACGCAAGTCCGAGAAAGCGGACAAGGGTGAAGCGTCCAATGCGGCTGAGGTGTCCGAGCGGTCGGGGCCGTTGACGGCAGCGCTGGTGAAGGAGTATGCGGACCGGGAGCCGCAGGAGGTGGAGCGGCAGTTGCGGGCCGCGTACAACCGTGCGGCGGAGGTTCTGGTGCGGCGGGTGCAGGGGGGCAAGGTCACGTTGGCAGAACTGTGCAGCGTGGTTCGTGCGTTGCGCAGCGTGAAGGGGGTGAAGGACACGAGGGGAGATGGCAGGGGTGGGAAGAAGGGTGGGGATCCGAAGCAGAGCGAGGGGGAGCTTCTGCGGCGGTTGGGGAAGAAGTTGCGGGAGGCGAGTTCGGAGGGAGCGATGGAGGCAGAGGAGGGGGAGACGGGCGCCCCTGGGCTGGTAGGAGAGCCGTGAGAATGGCTCAGGTCATGCAGCTTGTGACATGCGTGGGGGGACCGTTGAACGGCAGGGGCGTGGAGGTCCCCGTGGGGGAGGAATATTTCACCTGCCAGTGGGAGCCGTCGAGGGAGGAGGAGATGCCTGGGGTGACTGCTCCGGTGGTCGGGTGCGTGCTGGCGCGGTATCAGCATCTGCCGTTCGGGCGGGCGGTGTGCGTGGACAGTTTCCACGGGGGCTGGGGGGGTCGGGCATGATCCAGCTTCCTCCTGGCTTCACGCTCGAGGATCTGGCGCAGCGGGAGGCGCTGGATCCCGAGCTGGACCGGATCACGCGGGAGTGGGTGCTGACGGATCCGGACTTCCAGGCCTGGGAAGTGGAGCAATGCCGGAAGAACTTCGACCGGCTGGCTCGGCGGTGGCTGACGATTCGGACGCCTCGGGGCCCGATGCGGCTGCGGTTCAAGCCTGCCCAATTGCGGCTTCACCGGCTGGTGCAGAAGCTCGTCGCCGAGCAGAAGCCGGTGCGGGTCAACATCCTGAAGGCGCGGCAGGAGGGGATGAGCACGTACTGCCAGGCGTTGCAGTTCTGGATCTGCGGCGTCAAGCAGACTCACGTTTCGGGCTTGACGGTGGCCCACGACGTGGAGAGCGTGCAGACGCTTCTCTCGATGAGTCGGCTGTTCGTAGACGAAGTGCCGGACTTCCTGCGGCCCGAGTTGAAGTACAACACGAAGAACCACCTGGAGTTCTCGGAGCGTCGCTCTGACATGCGCCTGGCGACCGAGAAGAACGCGAAGGCGGGCCGGAGCCGGACTCTGGTGTTCGTGCACGGATCGGAAGTGGCGTTTTGGGGGAAGGCCTCGCAAACGACGACCTCGCTCTACCAGGCCGTGCCGCTGGCCCCGGGGACGTTCATCTTCCAGGAGAGTACGGCGAACGGTGTCGGGGGGCACTTCTACGAGCACTGGCGCGAGACGCAGCAGCGGCAGGACCGGGGCGAGGAGACGGAGTGGGTCAACCTGTTCATCTCCTGGCTGGAGGAGCCGACGTACCAAATGCGGCTGTACGACGGCGAGGCAGAGGACTTCCTGGAGAGTCTGAACGAGGAGGAGCAGGTACTGCGCGAGGAGCACGGGGCAACCGTGGAGCAGCTCAAGTGGCGCCGGCGGAAGATCGCGGGCGACCTCGGGGGGGACGTCGAGAAGTTTCACCAGGAGTTCCCGACGTTTTGGGAGGAGGCGTTCATTTCGACGGGGCGGCCGTACTGCAACCGGCACGTTCTTGTCGGGTGGCGGCGGGAGATCGAAGCCGGCCCTCAGCCGATGCCGTATCCGCTGGTTGGTGTGGTGAGTCGCATTCGAGCGGGTCGAGAGGACGTAACTCCGGTCGAGGCCGTGCTGCACGTGTACGAGCTTCCGCAGCCTGGGGTCGAGTACGTGGTGGGCGCCGACGTGGCCGAGGGGATCAGTCCGAACCCCAACAACACGGACCCCGACTGGTCGGTGGCGGACGTGGGGCGGCTGGACACTTGGGACCAGACGGCAGAGCTTCGGATTCGGTGCGACCCCGATGTATTCGGAGTGCTGCTGGACCAGATCGGGCGCATGTACAACAACGCGAAGCTGGCCCCCGAAGCGCACGGGCTGGGAGTGACAGTGATCAACACGCTGGTCAAGGTGGGCTACCCGAATCTCTTCTACCGCGCGAGTGCGACGGGGGAGCCGCAGGCGGGGTGGCAAACGGACCTGGCGACGAAGCCGCAGATGCTCGCCGCGGGCAAGGCGGCCATCCGCGACAAGGTGGGCAAGATCCGGTCGCTTCCCTGCCTCGAACAGCACATGGCCCTCGAAGTGCACCCCAACGGCAAGGTGGCTGTGACGGCCGGACACGACGATCATGTGTCGGCGCGCAGCATCCGAATCAAGGTGACCGAGCTTCTGGCCCCGATCGTCCAAGCGCTCAATCGTGCCGAGGGGAGGGGGGACCTCATGGAGCGGCTGCGCCGGTACCGCCAGAAGGCCATGGAGGAGGGGAGGCAGCGCGAGAGGGACAGGGAGAGCGAAGGGTACTACGACGAAGTCCTTGGGAGAGTGAGCTGAGCCATGCTTGAGATCGTGATCCTCGTGGTGTTCCTCGTCGGCATCGGGGCTTTGGCCGTGGCGTACTTCGACCAACGGGAGCTCCTGCGCGAGAGCCTGGCCGAGCACAAGGCGCTGGTCGAGCACCTCAAGGTGGCGGCGACGACGGGCCGGCGGGACATCGCGGCCGCGTTCACCGATCTGATCAACGCCGTCCAGTTCCACATGCCCGCAGGTGGCGGGCCGGTGGAGTCGAAGTTGCACCCTGCGCCCTCGGACGTGGATCTCTGGTACGCGGAACAGGAGACGCTCCGCAAGCAGCGCAAGGGCAAGTCCAGAGAGACGAAGTTGCAGGAGGAGCCAGCGGGCGAAGAAGTAGCCTAGTGCGGGTTCGGCCTGACTGCTGATCACAGCAGGCCGACGTAAGAACGAAACAAACGGCGGCATGGTGGTGCCACCACATCACCGTGCCGCCGTTTTTTTGTTGCCCGCACACGCCCGCCTTGGAAAGGGCCACAGGATGGCCGAGCAGACGATCACGAGCGAGATCATCCCGGCCTTCGGGATCGCCAAGGGCAAGACGGCCACCGAGAGTGAGTTACTCGAGCTCGTCATGGAGGCCTGGAAGGACGGGATCGAGCGCCGGCGTCCGTTCGAGAAGGACTGGATGCACAACATCATGTTCGCCGCGGGCCACCAGTGGCTTGAGTGGGACGTGATGGACGGGCAGTGGCGGCTGCGCGATCGCGTACCGAAAGAGCGGGTCCGGATGGTGGAAAACCGGACCCGTCGGTTGCATGAAGCAGCGATCGCTCTCCTCGTCGGCCACCGCCCCCGGTGGAACGTCATCACCGGCTCGCGGGATCAGAAGGACCGGGTGAAAGCGCAAATCTCCCAACGCGCGCTCGACGCCGCCTGGGACACGTACAGCCTCGATGAGCTCACCGAGGAGGCCGTGGACTGGCAGCTCTCCACCGGCATCGTCGCGGTCAAGACGTTCTGGGACACAGACATGGGGGGGATGGTCGAGGTGACGAAGCGGGACAAGAAGGGCCGCGAGATCGTGGACGAACGGGGCAACCCAATCGTCACCCTCGAACCTGCGGGCGATGTCCACGATGTAGTGATCCCGCCGTTCCTCATCCTGCCCGACCCGACGGCGACGAAGCCCGCGGACCTCGGGTGGCTGATTCACCATCCCTGGCGGCAGAAAGCCTACATCGAGCAACGCTGGCCCAAGAAGGCGGAAGAGGTGCAGTTCGAGGGGCGCCCCGAGGATGACTGGACCGAGGCGAAGCTGAAGGACTACTACAGCTCGCGGGGGGTGCAGTACCAGGAGCCTCCGGAGGGCAAGCGCTTCTGCAAGGGAGCCTACATCGCGGAGATGATCATTCGGCCCGGGCGGAAGTACCCGAAGGGCGCGATGATTCATGTGGCAATGACGGGCAAGGAGGGGAGCGGGATCTTCCTCGACTGGGTAGACGAGCTGGATGAGGACATTCAGCAGCAAGGGTTCCTGCCCGGGCACACGGGGCTCGGGATCGAGTTCGCCCGCTGCTTCGCCGTGCCTGGCCGCTTCTGGCCCATGAGCTTCCTGGACCTGCTCTGCCCGATGAACAAGCACCTGAACAAGGTCCTGAGCGACGTGCTGGAGATTGAGGACAAGCACGCGAAGCCGAAGTGGCTTGTCGCGAGGAACGCGCAACTCGCGGAGGGCGCGTTGCATCAAGGCGCGGGCGAGGTCGTCGAGTACAACTGGCCCTTCAAGCCCGAGCAGTCCCAGCCAACCCAGATGCCAGTCTACGTCGTGGATCTCCACAAGACGATCCCCGTCCGCATGCAGGAGTTGGCCGGCGTGCACCAGGCGACCCTGGGCCAGACGCCGGGCGACCTGCGGAGCGGCATCGCCATCTCGCTCGTCCAGGAACAGGACGAACGGGGTTTCACGCGGCCCAACCGCGAGAAGGAACGGCTCCTGAGCCGGATGGGCCGGCGGCGCCTGGCGCTCATGCGCGACAACTACGAGGAGGACCGGCTTGTCCACCTCGCCGGCGACGAGACCGCCCCGTGGGACATGCAGGAGTTCCGCAAGACCGACTTCACGGGCCTGCAAGACGTCCGGGTGAAAGAGGGGAGCACGCTTCGGCGGAACGTCGCGGCCCAGCGGTCCCACATTCTCGAGTTGCTACAAACCGGTGCCGGGCCGGCCCTGACCGACCTTCCCCCAATCGAACGCGGCACGGCCCTGGCCCGCATCCTGGAGGCCCTGGACCTCGGAGACATCGGCACGCTCTACGACGCGACGTCACTCGACAGCCAGAACGCGCGGTACGAGCAGGCGATGATGGAGCGGGGGCAACCCATGCCCATCACGCCCGAGGAAAACCCGCTGGTTCATCTGCGGGTGCACGGCGACGACATCAAGAGCGCGGCGAGCCAGGCGGGCAATCCCGCCATCCTGGCGATCAAGCGCCAGCACTTCATGCAGACCCGGCAGTTGGCGCTGACGATGATCGTGGGGACCGGCGGTGGCGAGACGGAAACGCCGACCGGTGGCAGCGGTACGAAAGCGAAACCTCCCGGCGGGCCCCAGCGAACGCCGAGGGAGCCGAAGGAAGAACGGCCTGGGCCACAAGCCCAGCAACCATAGGTGAGTCCCCGGCCTGGGGTACCTCCGGCCGCAGTGTGCGGCCGGCCCCAGGCCACGGGATCAAGCCGCGAGAAGGAGAGTGAGACATGGCAGACGACCCGACCCGCTCTGCAACCGAGGCCGGCCAGAGCGATGGGTCCGACACGCTGGACTGGACCAAGCCGCTACCCGACCCGAAGATGGAGAAGATGCGGCAGGACATGGTCCGGCAGCACAACGCGAAGCTTCAGGAGGCGGCGCAAGCCCGCGAAGACCTCGAGGCGGAGCGGCAGACGCTCCAACAGGAGGTCGAGGACAAGGTGCTCACCGAACTCCAGGAGCGGGGCGCGTTCGATACCCTGGTTGACGACACCCCTGGGACGAAAACGAGAGGCGGAGAGGGCAAAGGCGAGGAACTCACGGAGGCCCAACAGCTCCACAAGGAGCTGGCCGATGTCAAGGCGGAGCACGGGAGCCTCAAGAAGGCCCTCCAAGACCTCACGGTCCAGCGCGAAATGGACCGGCTCAAGGGTGAGATCATCCGAGGCATGGCGCGCCACCCCGAAATCTTCCCCACGGAAGATACGGAAGACGAGAACGAGTCGACCTTCTTGGCGGACTGCATTGAGGAGATCGCGACGACGTACGCGACGAGCGGCGACGCTCAGAAGCGCGCGCCCGTGGCGAAGGCCGTCAAGAAGGTTGCCGATCGGATCGTCTACATCCGGACTCGCGGCAAGACGGTGAAGAAGGACGCGACGGGTGGCGAGGGCGGATCCAGGCGCGTGAGGCCCGAGGGCGAGGGCGGCGGGTCAAGCATGCCCGACGACCTCAAGGACATGGACCTCGGGGATGATCGCTTCGTAGAGCGGATCATCCAGCACACGCGAGCGCAAGAGGACTGACGCCCTGCACAGCCCGTCGCTTGCAGGAGTTCAAGCGATGGCTGTCGACCTGACGACACTCACCAACGTACTGAAGTACCAGTACGGCCCGCGCCTGCTGGACTTCCTGGCGAAGAAGCACATCTACCTCAGCAAGATCCAGAAGAAGGTGCTGCCCATCCAGGGCAAGCAGTTCGTGTTTCCCGCGCGCGTGGGCGAGAACGAGGGCCTGAGCGCCGGGGCGGAGACGGCAGACCTGCCGACCGCTGGCAAGACCGCCTACCTCCAGCCCGCGTTCTACCCCAAGCAGCAGCGGGGCCGCGTGACGGTCTACGTCAAGAGCATGGACGCGACCAAGAGCAAGGAGGGCTCCTGGATCCGCGCGTGGGACGAGCAGATCAAGTCCACCCTCCGCAACATGCGCCGGTGGATCGACGCGATGCTCCTCGGCGACGGCACCGGGCGGCTCGCGTACCTGTCGGGCGCCGACGACAACACCGTGCTGACGACCCTCCTGGGCTACCAGGGGCCCAGCGGCGACCACCTCGTGCAGAACAACATGGTGGTGGACGTGATCGATCTCACCGACTACACCACCGCCATCGCCAGCGCGCGGACCGTGAGCGCGCGGACCAAGACGGGCTGCACGATCAGCGGGGCAGCGCTCGCCGGCACCGCCGCCGGCGACTACTTCATCCGAGCGGGCAGCAACGGCTACAACGTCCACGGGTTGCACGGGATCGTCTCGCAGACCGACCCGCCAAAGGAGGACTACGGCGGGCTCGACCGCGACGACACGGCGAACGAGGAGTGGAAGGGCCAGCAGTGCGACCTCACCACGATCAGCGTGATCAAGATCGACGGCGCCTACGACCAGATCGCCGAGATCGCGGACGAGCCGCCCGACCTCATGATGTGCCGCCACTCCACGCTGCGCAAGATCGCATCGCTCCTCGTCCCCACCCAGGTCCACTACGTGATGCCCAACCTCAAGGGCAACATGGAGCTGACCTGGAAGGGCCTGGAGTACCGCGGGACCGCCATCGTGCCGGACCCGCACATCTGGTCCCAGGAGTTGTACATGATCCGGCTCGCGGACTTCATGATCGGACAGCTCCGGCCCCTCGGCTGGATGGACGATGACGGCGCGATCATGTGCCGTCTGTCCAACAAGGCAGGGTACGAGGCGACCCTGCTGTGGGACATCGAGCACATCTGCGAGTTCCCGAAGCGGCAGATGCGCGGCTACAACGCCGAGACGTAGCCTCCGCGTCTCGCAAGCCCCCCCCGGACGAACCGGCCCTCGTCCGGGGGGGCCTCCCCCCAAGCGTGGCCGGTGGAACCAGCCAATGATCGGCGTCGCAGTCCCGAAGAACGTAGAACGGACCCTCCACGAGTTCGACCCGCGCCTGCGGCTCATCTGGAACCAGCGCCGGAAACGCTTTGAGATCCTCGAGCGCCTGGCGGACGGCCAGAAGCACTACGCGCACTGCTTCTTTGTCGAAGTGGACGGGAAGGCGATCTACGACCTCGGCAGCGGGGACTTCATCCTGCGCGAGCTTCGGTCGAGGGACGCGCGCCGGCGATTCAGGAACGATGACGATTTCATGTTCAAGACCACGGACGGCCCGGCCGCGGACCTCGAACGCGAAACGGCCGACTTCGAGGAGGAGACGAGCGACGAGATTGTGAAGGGCGCACTGGACGATTTCAAGGTCCGCAGGACCGGCGTCCCGAAGCGCCTCAAGATTGAGAAGGCCTGACAGGAGAACCAGACGATGCCTCTCTTCGACACACAGACAGTCCCCAACCCGCAGGTGGACCCGATCGAGGTCATGGTGCCCGAGATCGCGGGTCGGGGCAAGCGTTTCTTCGTGCACAGCGGGATCGGCAGCGCTTCCTCCGACGGGAAACTCGCTCAGTACCCGCTGCTGACCGTCGCCGCGGCGCTGGCCAAGTGCGTCCCCAACCGGGGCGACCGGGTCGTGTGCCTGCCCGGGCACGCGGAAACCATCAACGCCGTCACGCTCCTGGCGCTCGACGTGGCGGGTGTGACCGTCGAGGGCCTGGGGGAGGGGTCGCTGAGGCCCACCCTGACGTTCTCGACCTCGACGGCGGCGATCCTCACGGTGAGCGCCGCGAACGTGACGCTCAAGAACTTCATTCTGGCGAACAACATCGACTCGCAGGTCATCATGGTGGACGTGAACGCCGATGACTTCACGATCGAGGACTGCGAGTTCCCGGAGGCGAGCGCCAAGCAGCCCCTCGTGTTCATCGACGTGAACGGCGGGGGCGCGAACGCGGCGGACCGGTGCAAGATCCGCCGGTGCAAGATCACCGCTGTGGCGAGTGGCGTCTGCAACGCCGCCATTGAGATCGGGGCCGTGCAGGACGGCGTGGAGATCGTGGACAACGTGATTCAGGGCGACTTCGACGACGCGGGCATCCACTCCGCGAGCATCCTGACGAACCTGGTGGTCAAGGACAACATCGTCAGCAACCTCCAGACCGGGCAGCACGCCATCGAGTTGTCCGGGGCCGCCACGGGGTTCCTCGTGGACAACAGGCTCTACGGCGACACGTTGGGCACCATCCTGGACCCCGGCAGCATGAAGTGCCTGGGCAACCTGGAGGTGGACGCGATCGACCAGGCGGGCGTCGGGACGCCGGCCACTACCGCCGGGCCACTGCCGGCCGGCAGCATCGCGGCCACGACCTTCGCGGCGGACGCGATCAGCGCCGACGCCGTTTCCGCCGCTGCCGTCGCCAAGATCGCCGCGGGGCTCGAGCCCTTCTGGGTCAAGAAGACCCTCGTGTCCTCGGCCATCCTCACGACCGGCGTGGACGTGACAGGCGTCAGCTCCGGCGGCGCCCTCACCATCGAGGACGTGATCCTGCAGACCAACGCGACGGGCCTCGCCACTGGCACCAACGTGATCTTCTACACCAACAACGCCAATGGTGATGGTGGCACGACGGGCTTTCTCCAGGAGGCTGTGGCGAACCTCGGTGCCAACGATACCGTCGAACTCGCCGCCGCTTCCGTCAACCACCAACACGCCGTTCTGGAGAGCGGCAAGAAGATCAGCGTCAAGGCCACCGGCGCCCACTGCGACGGGGCCGGGACGATCGACGTGTACATCAAGTTCAGCCGGCACGTCGCGGCCGCCACGATCGCCGCCGCCTGATCCCTGACCACCCCAGAGGGCAGGCCCGGCTCTCACGGGCCGGGCCTGCCCTGAAAGGGGAAGCAAGTGCGTCCTGATGACCTTCGCAGTGCCCTAGCCGAGATTCGGAGCGACACGAAGGCCATCCTGGCGCGCCTGGCCGCCGGCGACGTCCGGTTCGAGAACCTGAACGGCCGACTGAAGCGCGTCGAATGGATCGTGTGGCCGGCGGTCGGCTTGATGTTGACTGCGGTTGTGGTTGCCCTTCTGGCCCTGGTCATTCACAAGTGAAGGAGAAAGAACCGTGAACCCGATCCGTCTGCGCACGCTCGTCGCCATCGCCCTGCTGCTCGCCCTCGTGGCGTTCGGCGCCGGCTGCCAGGGCATCCCCGGCCTGCCCATCGGGTTCGCCCCGAATCCCTCGGAGTCGGACATCGCACGGTGGGCGCTATTCCTGCCCAATCCGGCCGACCAGAACGAGTTGAACGTCCGCTACGACCAGCACGACAACATCTGGAATCTGGTCCCCCACAACAAGGACACGTGCCCCATCATCTGTTACTCCCCGCACTACAACAACTATCAGGCGGGCCTGCTCACCGAGTCGGAGTGGGGCAAGTTCCTCCTCAAGTTCTATAGGGCAAAGTGCAAGGCCGAGGACGACTGCCACTGCAAGGAGTTGCTCGGGTTGGCCGTTGAGCCTGCGCCCGACCCTGTTCCCGTGGCGGAGCCGGCGCCGTCCGCTCCCTCACACACCGCACCTGCGGCGCCGTCTCCGCCCGTTACCATCCCGGCCGCCCCATCCGTGGCCGTGCCCGACGTGGACGACCTCAAGGCCAAGATCAATGCGGCAATCGCCAACTGGCTCAAGAGCAAGGGGCTAAAGTGAGGCTGCTGCGCTTCTGGAACTGGCGGGCCTGGGACGTGCTTACGGGCGTCATCGCCTCCGTGTTCATCGCCTGGCTTGTGATTCGCTGGGCGCGGTGGAACGGCCACCAGACGACCGACGACACCGCCGACTTTCTCGACGACACGCGCGACCATCGCTGGGAGTGCCACGGATGACCGAACGCATCGTGTTTTGGCTTCTCGACCGTGCCCTCTCCTGGCTCGCCAAGCGCCTCGCCGCCCGCGGCGCCCAGCAAGAGGTGTCCGACGCGGAGTATCTGGCCGAGGTCCGCCGCAGGCTCCAGGACGTGAAGGATTCGCTGAAATGAACCGACGGACCATCACAGCGGCAATCGGCTTGGCGGTGGCGGCGGCAGTGAGCACGGCGCTCCTCGTGCAGCCGCCGGCGGTCGAGGCTCCGCCGCCGCCCGTGCTGGAGAAGTCCGTCTCCGTCGAGCTCCTACCCTTCCCAGCCGCCTGCCGCACCGACGCCGAGCGATGCGAGTGCGCCTATTCGACCCTCGAAGCCCTGCGCCTCCGCCACAACGCCCAGGCCGCCCTCGCGCGCGCGGGCAAGCTCAAGCCCGCCGAGTTCGCCGCGTGGAAGCTCGCCTACTTCCGTCCGCGCCAGGAGATGATCGTCGCTGCCGTGTGCGCTTACCGCGACAAGGTGATCAAGCCGCCGAAG